TTAATCTTCCTCACTTTCACTGTTCCATTCACCCATTTTCTTCATGAACTCATCATGTGACCGTTGATGTTTTCGTTCCAACGCTTCAAAGAACTCTGCATCAATGTCTTTGCGTTTTTTAGTGATAAACTCATTAGACCAAATATCCAAATAAATTTTAATATTATCTAGGATTTCATTTAAATGCATATAATATGAACCCTTATGCGGTTCTGCTTCCTTGAGATAGTTCTCCTCCATCATCGCACGCCAAGTTTCCGTAAATGAAGTTGCATCGTTCATCGAGTGAGCTGCCTTATTTATATTTCCAATCTTCTTCAACGCAGTCTGGTACTGCCCCAGCTCATAACACATCTGATGATATTCCATTGGCAGAAAATAAAATATGTTGCTTTCCAATACATTCGACCAAAATTCCGTAAGTTCCTCTTTGATATCCTCAGGCATCTCTTCAATTAAACGCTTGACCGATTTTTCTGATAACCCGGTAGACTCACAAAAATCTGTAACTTTCGGATTCCCACTTTTCAATGGTGTTCTTCCAAACAGGTAATCTGCAGAACAGCCGAAGTAATTACAATAGGCTGTAACATATTTACCTTGCAGTTTATTAGCGGATTCCCACAATAAATGGTCTTGTATTCTTCTTGCCATATTGCCTTTTGCTATAGTTCCATCATCATATTCACTAACTGTCACAGTAATATTGCCACTATCATACAAGGCCTTTGCTAGATCTCTGGCCGTTTTAAGACTCCTCGATTCCATTAAGCCTCTTAGTCTTTCGTTAAATGCGACTGTACCCATTCTAGCCTCCATTCATTTTTGTCTTTTTTAATCTTGAAATTAGTTAAACAAGATTGTTTTGAAGATAGATTTGATTATTTCATAGTGATATGATATATCCATAAACAAAACCTGTCAATCCAAACAAAGGAGGATATTTCAATGGAAAATACAATAACAACACCCGCTACATCAAACAATGCATACGAATCTCTTTATCAAAACATTACTGAACAGGTTTCAGAAGCTGTTGTTGCACTCGATGAAACCTCGAAGGAAAAATATAATAGAAAAATATCATTAATTGAAAACGCACAAGACATGACCACAAAAGAAAAATTAGATGCGATGGATCAGTGCTATGACCGTAGAAGCCAAGAATCGTGGCAAAACATCTTATATTTTGCCGGGGCATCGGCATTCATTATCGGACTTGCCATAGGAAGTCCAGCAGCTATAAAATCTGTTAAAAAACTAATTGCATAAACAGCAAAACAGCCATAGCACAAAGAACTCTCTTTATGCTATGGCTGTAACCTTATATTGTAACATTTATTTTACTTCCATCCACAAATTCGAATTCAAACTTCTTCGCCCCAAGTACCGTTACTTCGATAACCGTAAGCTGTGCAATCTCTGGTGCGAAAGAACTCAATGTTCCCTGCTCCAAAAGCTCTAGCATTTGTGAAGCTCTGTAGCTCCCCAAGGCATCCTCACTTTCAAGCTGCTTCTTCCAACGCTCACGGTTCAGTTCTTCGGTAATCAATTCATTGTAGGCTTGCACAAAGGCTTTTTCCAAATCTCCAGCATCAACAAACTGATTTTTACAGGTTAGTCTTCCGTTGGTTCTGTGGTTCTTACATTGCCACTGTTCCACCCCTCGGTTCTTCCAAGAGTGCTTTGTGTAGGAATGACCGCATTCTCCGCAAAACACTTTGCTTGTGAATGGGTTGCATTCTGATCCGTAGAAGTATTTTGTCAATCCATGTTTTTTCATGAATTCTTCTCTTCGTCTGAATTCTGCTTGCACCACTTCCCAAGTGAACTTGTCGACAATACCTTCGTGGCTGTCTTCAACATAGACTTGCATAATTTCTCCGTTATTTTTGACCTGTCGCTTGGTAAGGAAATCCGCTGTGTAGGTCTTCTGCAGAAGTGCATCCCCTTTGTGCTTTTCATTCTTAAGGATTCCAATAACCGTGGTGGTGTACCATTTTGTCTGACCGCAGCACCCCGGCACACCTTCTTCTTCCAGTTCTTTGGCAATCTGCTGTGGGTTGATACCCCAAAGGAACTCCTCATAAATCCTTGCCACCGTCTTTGCCTGTTCCTTGTTAATAATCAGCTTGCCTTCCTCGTTCTTATCATACCCAAGGAATTTATAGGTATTAAGGTGCATCTGTCCGTTTCGGAACTTGGTACGAATTCCCCATTTACAGTTTTCTGAAATGTTCCTAGACTCATCCTGTGCCAAAGAACTGAGGATTGTAAAAAGCAACTCCCCTGTTGAATCCAAGGTGTTGATGTTCTCTTTTTCAAAAATAATACCAATACCAAGGTTCTTCAGCATTCTTGAATATTGCAAGCAGTCCTGCGTGTTTCGTGCAAATCGGCTGATGGACTTTGTTATCACAAGGTCAACCTTCCCTGCCTTACAGTCAGCAATCATTCTTTTGAACTGCTCTCGCTTTTTGGTATTGGTTCCTGAAATGCCTTCATCTGCGTATATGCCAGCCAGTTCGTAATTTTCATGCTCTTTGATGTACTTGGTATAATAATCAACCTGTGCATCAAAGCTGTGAATCTGATCTTCATGATCTGTGGATACTCGGCAGTAGGCTGCCACCCTTATTTTTTTCTCAACCACCTGTCCCCTACTGACTGTCACTCTTTGTGGCGCTGCAGGTATAACTGTAACGCTTCTTGCCATATCTATCTACCTTCCCTTCTATAAAGATATCTTTCTTAATCTCACCAAAGGCTCGTACTTCTTCGTCTGGAATCCTAATCCCTTGGCAGAATGATTTTCCTTTTCGCTTATTACCGTTGCAAATCCAAAACACTTTATGATTCTTAGTGTTGAAATGTCTTACTAGCGGACTGCCACAATGTGCGCAGAAGATTTTATCCTTAAATGGATAGTTGGCCTCTGTAAGCTCTGGCACACCACTTTCTACAACTTTTTTCTTATTCCTACGCTTCCACGATGCTTCCTTGGTATAGGAAAATCTGTCGATATGCTTTCCTGAATTTACAACCTTCACATAAATGTTCCCTTCAAATTTCCAAGCTCTGACCACACCATCAGGAATATTGATTCCCTCGCAGAAATTCTTTCCATATCGCTTTGTCCCACTGCACCCCCAATTCAATCGGTTGCCATTGCTATAAATTCTTGGGTAAAGTGGGTATCCGCATTTGTGGCAGAACAAACTATTTCTATATGGGTAGTTCTTATCATTCATCTCCTCTATAAAAGACCCTGTGGCAAGGTACTCTCGTTTCTTGGCAATTAAGTCATTTGCTTTCTGCCAAAGTTCAGGGGACACGATTGCTTCGTGGTCATCTTCGATGTACCATGATGTAACCTGTCCCCTGTTTCTTACGAGCTTGCGTTCTTCATTGACATAATGCTTTTGCATAATATAGTCACCTTTGTAAATCTCATTCTCAATCAATCGAAAGACTGTGGAATCAATCCATTTCGTTCCCGACACCGTTTTAATACCTTGCTCATTAAGATATCTCTTAACCGCTGCCACGGTATAACCGTCAGCAACCATTTCATAAATTTTCCTTACCCATACCGCTTCGTTTTCGTCTGCGATAAAGACTCCTCTTTCATCCTTTGTAAAGCCGAAGGATCTATCCAAATACTGAACGGGTATGCCCTTCTCATACTTTCTACGGTACACCATTTTTGCACCGATGCTTCCACTTTCGCTCTCTGCCTGTGCAAAGGCAGCAATAATGGTAAGCATCAACTCCCCTTCACCTGAAAGGGTATTGATATTCTGTAGTTCAAAAAAAATACCAACATTTAATTCTTTCAGCTCTCTTACTGCTTCAAGAACAATGCTGGTATTTCTTGCGAACCTCGATACCGATTTTGTCAGTATCAAATCAATTTTCCCTTTTCGTGCATCTGCAAGCATCTTCTGTAATCCCGGTCGTTTATCCTTAAATCCTGATATTGCGAAGTCACTGTAGACACCTGCATATTCATAGTCTGGATTGGAACGGATGTCATCTTCATAATGAGAAATCTGATTTTCTAATGAATTTTCCTGTTCATCTGCATCCGTGGACACTCTACAGTATGCGCACACCTTCAGTTTGCGGTTGTTCTGCGACTTACCTTCGATAATGTTTATCTGCATTCCAGCTCAACTCCTTTCTTTTAGGTACTCTATCTATCACTCTAAAAGCCAATAAAAGCAAGTAGAATTTTGACCTTTCACCTTACAATACTTGGCAGATATGTCAAAAAATAATGCTCGGATACCTGTCACATATCCGAGCATCACTTCTAGCTCATAAGCTCATTGACCTTTGCCTGTACTGCCGAGTAGTCATAGCCTTCTGCTGCAAGTCTCTGCTTCCTCTCAGCACCATTTCCCCACTTGCCAGCAATAACCTCTCCAGCAAGCTCGTCCACAGACTTCTTAAGTGTGGTTGGCTGTCCACACTTAGCATTCACGATACCCTGAACTTCAGAATAATCATATCCCGCTTCTTCCAACCTCTGCTTTCTATCAGTACCGTTGCCCCACTCACCACGAATCACCTCATCTGCAATCTGCTCTGCAGATTTCGTCTGTGACTTTGGATCTTCTGGTGTGACATTCTTAGCATAACCATTCAGTCCTGCTGCCTTAATCTTAGACGGATAATCCACATAACAATAATCCTGATCACAGATCTGACCATTGATTTTGTTGCTACGGATAAGGTTTGTCTCCCCACCAAACTGCCACATCTGTGTTTCTGCACCACTTCTTGGAGCAGGCTTTGACTCACCCCAACGTGCAACCCAATGACTGTATCTTACAAGCTCACTGTCATTCATCTCGCTGTTAAAGAATGATTCTGATGAGTAGATACCAACCCAATATCCTGCTGCCTCCACCCTCGAACAGAAAATCTTTACAATCTCCGTAAGCATATCTCTGTTCGTATCTGTAATCATAGAAGCCTCTACATCATAAAAAACAGGGTACTCAAAACGCTTACCCTCAAGTAAACCAATGAAATACTCTGCCTCTTCCTCTGCTCTCTGTACAGTTGTTGCAGCACCAAAGAAATAACATCCCTTTGGAAGTCCTACCCTCTCACACTTCTCATAATTGCTGTCAAACTGTCTGTCCTTATAAAGCCCTGCATCACCGCCACCAATCTTAAGGATAGCAAACTCGACTCCTTCTTTCTCCTTGGCACGGGAGATATCGAAATCTCCCTGCCATCTACTGATATCAATACCAAATTTCTGCATAATCAATTGTCCTCCTTCTGTTCATCATCACCCTCTGCACGATCATGTAACTGTGCAAGAATAACCTTTAGTTTCTTTGGGATTGGTAATCCCAAGCGTCCTGCATTTTCCAGTAAGCTCACACCTTCATTTGAGATGTAAAAAAAGATGACTGCCGTACGAAGCACACTGCCTGTACCAATCACCTGAACATCTAAAATGTTTGCAATGCCTACAAGTAAGAAAATCAGAACCTTTCTGCAGATACCACGGAAGCCAACCTCACTTGATAAGGTATGGTCATTAATGGCGCACATCACACCTGTGATATAATCAATCACCACGAATGCAATCAGTGCAAACAGCAAGCCATCACATCCACCCAAGAACCAACCAAGCCAGCCTCCTACTGCTGTGAAAATAAGCTGAATCATGTTCCAAAACTCCTTCATGGCAAATTCCTCCTTTGCTAGTTTTTTGTATGAAAAAAGCAGCTCCCCACGAAGGTTTGCTGCTTGATTCCAAATACTACTGTTTATTTGTTTCTGTTAGCGTATAAGTGATTTTCATTGTTTTATCCGCTGTTTTTATTACAGGATTATCCAAATTATTGATTGTTGCTAAATATGGTGTGTAAAGGAATAATTCCTTATAACATCGATACTCACTATAGTGATACATCCACTCTCGAATGGCATAGGTCTTATATCTTGTCATTTGGCTGATGCCCCAAGCACAATAATTCTGATAGCCTATTCCACCAATCTTCTGTACTGGCTCTCCATCTTCCATGTACCAACCATTCAAAACCATATCATCGTCAATTATATAAGACATTTCATTGCTACTATTGTAAGTCCAATCAGATATTCTCTCGATATTGGCCACATTCGTAGTATCCAATCGGTACAGCTTACTGCTATCACTTGATACACAAATCAGCCACTTTCCACTCATACCAATGCTATAAAAGTCGCTCACGCCATTCGGTGGAGCAATCTTTTGTGTGGTGCATTTTCCATCTTGGATTTTATCCATATAATAATCATAGCTGATATGTCTAAACTGTTCATTATCATAGTACATATTCGAATACTTCTGATTGGTTTTCCTAGCAATCGCATACCAACAACCATCTGCACCGTGAAAGAAATGAGAACGCACATTTCCATTATCTTCATTCGGAATATCGTATTCCCCTTTAGACGGAGAGCCTGTCCTATGAATCCAATAAGGATAATGCCCCAAGTCAATCTCTGTTACTTCCGATGCTTTATATGCTTTCTGTGATATAAGATTTTCTGTAAGTCCCGCATGAAGATACTCTTCCGGAACTTTCTTAAGCCATGCTTTATTGGAATTATTCCTTGTAATAAGCTCCAAACGATACCCTTCTTTAATATAGGTTCTCTTGTTTGGTCTATAACTTTCATCATCATAGGAATTATTCTGAGAAGAGTATGTTCCAAGTCGAACCATATAATTATTACCGTTCATCTGTCCAATTCCCGCTACCCTGTTAGTCAGAGCAATTGCTGATATCGTACCGTTTGCCTGAGATGTAGCAAAATCCCATACATACTTAAATCCACCATCAACTAACTTGCTTTCAGTTAGGTTTCTGCTTCCTCTTTTTACATCAGTGGTATTATTTACATCACTTGATGCATAGCCAATCAGCGGATTAGCAAACGGTGCATAGAGGTTATCCACTCGTTCCTCCAACGGTTCCTGATACAAAAGGATTCCTCCTGTCAGCTTATTGATGATCGGAAGCATCCATTTTTCTCCGTTCTCGCCATCAAATCCCGTATTGTTATAGAGCATACCCAAGATATTCGTATTTAAAATATCTGCAATAGCCTCAGTCACGAGGTTTGTATCCTCATATACTTCTTTCTCTCCTGTATGCACATTGGTTAGTTCTATTACTGTTTTTCCTTTTAACATTTCTAAGCCTCCACATTCAAAAAGTCTGTTATTACATTTTTTATATAGCCATCAGCACCACTAAGCACAAATCGGTATTTAATCATTCCTGTAACTGCTTTCTCTGCCCATGCGTCTGTACTGATAGCTTCAATTGCCGCTTTCGACATTCCCGATGCTTCCTCTGTCAGCTTTACCCAGTTATTATTGATATACCCGTACCATGTTTCTCCATCATCAAACGATACTGCAAACAAACATTTTTCATCACAATCGGCAGTCACTTTCTCGATACCTAAAATCGTGTAATCTGACATATCAACATTTTCAGAATAGATTACCTGTGGCTTTGGCAGCCCCTTATACTTTAGTTTCATATCTGGGAAACGATTATTGGAATCGTGCCAATACATGATGCTCGGATTCTTCAAATGAATAAGAAGATTTCCATCAGGTAAATCAGGTACACCATAAGTTTCAAACAGCTCTGCAGTTACTTCTGTTTCTTCTAGGGCTTTTAGCTCATCTTCCTCAATGGTATATAGCACTCCACCCCCATCACGAAACAAATACCTTCGGTTGTATGGATCAATAAAGACAGGTGGTGTATCAGATAATTCATATTCATTCCCAACTTCATCCTGATGCAGAAATGTTATAATTGCTCCTTTTTTTGGTGTGAATGAAATACTCTTTGACTTGGTATAAAGTATTGATTCTCCAAGGTTTGAGCTGTTTGCCGATATTGTATCTATATAAAGCACAATATCTCCTGTTTCAAAAAACAATGCATCCCATATCAGTCGAGTAGAATCATTAAAATTGCCATGTACCGAATATCCTTCCCATCGAAATCGTAAAAACCTATAGTTCTCTAGCAGCGTTCCTTCTTCTCTGCGAATTGTGAATACATCGGCATCTCTTCTGCTAATTTTTAATTGCTCCTGATTCTGTCCCATTCCTATCCACGAGTTACCGCTAATATAAAAATTGGATGCTGTGGTTTCTCTGAACTTAAACCAATCAACACCCTGTAAAGTATCTGTGCCATCATCATTTTGGCTATTGTTTCTTATAATTTGCATATTTTCAGTTGAGAGAAAAATATCCTCAAGCATTACATAATCAGCCATTTCTTATCTCCTCCAAATCCAATATTTCTTCAAATACAGAAAATCCAAGGTCAAAAGATGCCATTGTTCCTTTTTCCAGTTTACTGACCTCTCCAACCACTCTCGTCTGATAGTTCAACACAAGTACCGCCTGTTTTTCTGTTATTTTTACTTTCTCTGTCAGCCAAAACTTATCTGCAAGAACCTTTGATTTATTCACAAAATACTGGTTTTCAAATGGAAGAATCTCCAGCTCATTTAACTCCGTAAATGGCTCTGTATCTATTGTGAGCTGGATTGCTCTGCCTCTATCTACAGTTAGATATTCTCCACCAATTAGGGCATACTCCCTATTCAGTCTGAATTCTGTATCATCCACAACATAGGCTCTTGCATATTCCATTTTGTTCTTGTCTGCCACTTCGATAACATCCTGAATAATAGGAACAAAGAAGGAAACATCCGATGTCATTCCTTTGACCATTAATCCAGTAAGCGGTATCTGTACAATGCTGTCTGTTAATCCCTGTCTCTTTGGAGCAATAAATTTAACAGAAATCTTATCATGCAGTTTATTTGTAGGAAGTCCTGAAAGTCCAATCTTTCCAATCTCCTGATCCACAGTAATACGACCATCCCATCGTTCCTGTACGCCAAGTCCCTGTCCACTGATTGTTGCCATTGCGTTCTGTGGTTCAATTCTTCCACTCCCATTCGTCAATGACACCAATACCTCAAATGTATGAAGTTCATTGGCTTGCATTTCCAAAATTGGATAGTATAGATTTAGCAAATGATTACCTGTATGCCATGTTTCCTTCGGATGGAACTGCTCTACCTCTTTTCCATCAATTACATAATATACAGTAATCTCAGCCTTTCCGTCTTCTTCCCATGCAACAGGAAATGAGATAACCTTGCTCTGCTCCTCACCCATATCAATGCTTGTTTCCGCAGTTATGCTTCTCTTATTTGCATTGCTCTTAATATCAAGAATTGCCCCTCCATGAAATTCTGCATTTGTTTCATCCCCGGATGCAAATTCTATATTTATTATGGAAGTCTTGGCAGAACCAAGATTAATCGCAAGTGCATTAACATAGGTGTATATACTCAGCTTATTCTCACTGATTGAGTTTTCCAATCCTGCGATGTTCTTATCATTCTTACTCTTGGCTCCAGCAAGCCTTGGATTCTTACCGACACATTTTATGCTCTGCTTTCCGTTGATTTTTGTATTGATTGATGTGATTGCAGAATGCTGACTCTCGTCTGCGTGACCGCCTGTAAACTTAATCACGTCTCCAAGATCGAGTGCCGGGTCACCGATGGTATCTGAATCAAACGGTACATAATTTACTTTTAGGATTGACTTCAATATTTCATTGATGATACGCTTTCTCGTCTCATCAAGTCCGAATTGCAGGAGCGGATTTACTCCAAGGTTCATTGTCAGTCCATCATCCGGTTTAACTGAATAATACTCGGCAGTATCTGTTTTCTTGTTTGTAGAATTGACGGCTGTATACCTTGTAACAAAGTCAGAAAAACTACTCGTAAATCTATGTCTGCTATCTACAGTTTTTATACTGTCCGCTCCATACTGAACCAATCTCAACTTTCCTGTTCGGTCAATTATAGAAAAGCACCCCATTGCCTGTGCAAGATAATATAAAAAATCCCTCCAAGTCTCGATGTCGTTTTCCTGATAAATACCAAATAGCTCCTTACCGTTTGTCAATGCTTCAATTTCCGCCTTCGTCTGTGCCAATTCAACATGACAGGCCTTTGACAGCAATGTTAAAAAATCATAAGGAAATGCACTTGATAATCCTTTATTGAAGTTCTTATCCAAATTCAGCATTGCATCGTATGCCTTAAGCTCTAAAGTTTTAATTTTTCTGTTCGCTTCTGCAATATAAAAGATACCCATCGGAACAGCCTCATAGCTTCCATCTGAAAGTTTCAAATGAAACGATATCTCAATGCTCGCATCTTCCAAACTATATCTATCTACATTTGAAAACAAAGAAATGCCTAGTTCTGCTGCATACACAGAACCTAGTTCTATTTCAGAAGACCCCGAACACTGTCTGCTGATGTATCCCGAACCTTTTACTATATCATCGTTTCCAAATGCATATTCTTTTTTGTTTTTTGTAATGATTTTCCCTGTCCAAAAGAATGAACGGGAAGGCTCACATATAGCCTTTTTATATTCTTCTGATACCGGGTACATCAGCTTCCTCCTTAAAATTCTTTCAAAGTGAAGGACACTTCCCACAATCCTTTGTAAGAAGTATCCTTTTTGAGCTTGGCCTTAAATCCCGAAATAAACATTTCCGTTGATTTCAAATCAAGCTCCTCTGTATCAAAATATCTGACCGCTATTCTGTCCTTTTTACTATACGCAGTCAAAACCTTTAACCATTGCGGAGATACATTGAACAATACTGAAATTGTTACTACTCCGCTTCGGACTACATCTCTTTGTGTTGTACCAGCTTCTGTCTCTCCACTAGAATCTGCTTCTACATCTCCCAGATCTAGGTCATAGGAAACAGGGAACGGCAGATTCAGACTGTCAAATACCAAGTATTGAAAAAATGCCATTTTATCTGCCTCCACTTCTTAGATTTGCCCTCTGCTGGGCAGTAATAATTGTTTCATCAAGGAGTGTTCCTCCAAGATATACAGGGATTACAATATCCCCACCGCCATCTGACGGATCTTTCATGTTACTAATGAGGTCACGGATTGCTCCAATCAGTCCATCTGCACCCATAGCTGAAGTAGTGGCTGAACCTGTCGAAGTTCCATAGTCCGCACTGACATTTGGATTAACCACCATATCAGATGCCACACCTTCCACTGCTTTTGCCACCATCGATTTACTGTCCTCGATGCCCTTGGCAAGTCCTCCCATGAAGTCAGGCATCCAACTTTCGTAATCGGTAAGTGGTCCTTCGTCCGGGACAGAGAAATGAAGGAATGATTTAATCTTATCAGCTACACTCTTAACCGCATCTCCTACGGCACTAATGCAACTCTTGATACCATTAACGATACCCATAACTAAATCCTTGCCCCAAGTAAATGCCTGTGATGCAAGTCCTGTGATATGGTTCTTCATATTTGAAAATCCATTCTTTACTGCATTTAAGACATTCGTCATTGCTCCTTTGACCGCATTTACAATTTCATTAAATACGGAAGTGACCGCTCCCTTGATTGCACCAAGCACAGTCGATACCGTAGACTTGATCGTATTCCAAATCGTGGAAATGGTACTTTTTATGGTATTCATAATTGTGGTAATCGAATTTTTGACTGCAGTAAAATCTCCAGTAATCAGTCCCTTGATGCCACTGACCACAGCTTGAATAATCGTCTTGATGGCATTCCATACGGTTGTAAATATGGTTTTGATAGCATTAAGAACCGTGGTAATGACTGTCTTTATCGTATTCCATACAGTTGTAATGACCGTCTGAATTACAGTCAAAACTGTCTGAATGATTGTCTTGTAAATATTGAAATATGTGGTCACGATAGTCTTTATCACATTAAAGACTGTGGTAAAAACGAGTTTTATCGCATTCCATACGGTTTCAATCACAAGTTTTATTGCATTGATGACTGTTGTAATAATCGTCTTGTAGATGGTAAAATAGGTCACCACAAGGGTTTTTATTACATTAAATACAGTCTGGAATATCAGCTTAATGGCATCCCACACCGCTTGGAAGAATGCCTTTAGTGCATTCCATACCGTGATTGCCACCTGTTTGATATTTTCCCAAAGGTCAATCCAGAACTGTCTGAAATTCTCATTGGTATTCCATAAATAAATAAAAGCAGCCACTAAAGCTGCGATTGCTGCTATGATCAGCACGATTGGATTGGCAAGCATTGTGGCATTTAAGGCAGCAAACGCTCCCTTTACTGTGTTAATAACTCCTGCCACCTTTGGAACTACTGTCATAATTGTTCCAACTGCTGATATAACCTTGCCTATAATAATGAGGACAGGACCAAGTGCTGCCACGATTAATGCGACCGTCACAATGACCTTCTTTGTACCTTCATCTAGTGAATTGAGCCAATCCACAAACTTCTGCACCCAACCCACGATAGATTTAAGGGCCGGCATCAAAAGTTCTCCAAAGGAAATAGCAAGTCCCTCAAGAGCCGATTTTAATATGATAAGCTGACCTTGCAAGTTATCAAGCTGTGTATCAGCCATCTGCTGTGCTGCTCCTCCACTGTTCGTAATGGAAGTCTGCAAATCATCCCAAGTATCTCCCGTATTTGCAAGCAGAGCATTGACGGAAGCAAGGTCGGTCTTATTGAAAATCTTACTGATGATATTGTCCTTCTCTGCAGAAGTCATACCATCCATACTTGTATTCAAATCCCCAAGGATATCATTCATAGAACGCATATTACCCTGTGAATCATAAATCTGTATTCCGAGGGACTCCATTGCATCGGCAGCTTTGTCCGTAGGGTTCTGCAAAGAAAGAATGATATTTCGAAGGTGCGTACCACCCTCTGCACCCTTGATACCATTATTAGCAAGGATACCAAGTGCTGTATTTAATTCTGCAGTTCCACCCTTGATAGACTTGGCAGTTGCTCCAATAGTAAGGATTCCTTCGCCAAGCTGTGCAACCGATGTATTTGTGGTAGATGCTGTCTTTGCCATCTGATCTACCATTGTTTCTGCTTCATCTACACCCATTCCAAGGGCAGACATTGCATCGGTTACCATATCAGAAGCCGAAGCAAGGTCAATACCGCCCGCTGCTGCAAGGTTTAATACCGTAGGAAGTGTATTACACATCTGCTCGGTACTGTATCCAGCAAGGGCTAAGTAGTTAAGTGCCTGTGAACATTCCGTAGCACTAAAGGCAGTTTCACTACCCATCTTCTTGGCAAGATTGCCGAGTGTTTCCATCGTATTAACCGACTGCCCATTTACTGTAGACATGGACTCCTTGGTAATTCCCATCGTAGCCTGCACCTGTGACATAGAACTTTCAAAGTCGGCTGCGGTCTTTAAGGAAGCACCACCAAGGGCGGTGACTGCTGCCGTAGCTGGTAGCAACTTCTCTCCAGCAGAGGAAATCTTATCTCCTGTTGCCTGTAATTTTTCTCCGGCACTTGCAATCTTCTGTACTGCAGTAGCTGACTGGTTTGCCTGAGTTTCCAGCTTCTTTAAGTCCTGCTCTGTCTCAATAATCTCACGCTGAAGGGCATCGTACTGCTCCTGTGAAATCTCTCCATTAGCAAGAGCTGTATTTGCCTGTTCTGCTGCGGTCTTAAGTGTAGCGAGCTTTTCCTTGGTTTCTCCCACCGCTTCTGCGAGGAGCTTATGCTTCTGTGCAAGAAGCTCTGTGTTACCCGGATCAAGTTTTAATAATTTATCTACATCTTTGAGCTGTTGCTGTGTCGATTTAATCTGCCCATTGACACCTTTTAAGGCAGTCTGCAACTTGGTTGTATCTCCGCCAATCTCAACTGTTATACCTTGGATTCTACCAGCCAAGCCTTCCACCTCCTAAAAATTGGTACAAAAAAAGGAGCATCTTAAGCTCCCGTAAAAATATGTATTGGGGAACAACTGCTCCCCTGAATTATTAAAATTTGTCGAAATCTTCCTGTGTTGCCAAAGTAGCATAATCACAATCATCGTTCCTACTCTCAGCATACATATCATTAATAAGACCAATCGACAGCATTTCCAAATCTGCCATTGAAAGACCTAGCTGTACGCATCTGAGCAGAAACAGCGGTGTTGTCATTTCACGCTCTGTCGGACGAAGTTTTTTTTAGCTTCCACATCCGTTTTCACATTCAATCCCCAAAGCTCAATAAGCTGTGGCAATACCTGATAGATTGAAAAGGTGTTGAAGCAATCAAGCCACTCCTCTGGTGTGTCAGGAATACTTGGATCAGCGTGCTTGGCCATAACAAAAGCAATGTTCTCGAACATCTCAAGGGAAAATAAATCAAGGTTGGATTTCTCCGCATCTTCCTTATCGATGCTCTTTTCCAAAGCACTCAGATCTTTGTAGATATCCCTCTGAAACTTCAAACGATAGATTCTTGGAATAGCTGCACTCGCCTTAAACTTTACCTGCTGTCCGTCAATTTCTATATTCTTTACAATACTCATCCTTTCGTACCTCCCTATTTCTGACTATTTGTAGTAGTGCTTCCACTCGATGAAGAAGCTGCCTTTGTTTCTTTGCTTGGCTGATAAACTGACTTGTACCAATTGTTGTAAACGGTATCTGCAGTATTATCACCTGTCTTTGCCTTGACATATCCGCTTGCCATAGGTCTTGCTTTTACGGTAAGGGTTTCTGTCTGTACTTCCTTGTCCTCTTCATTGGTCTTACTTTCAATCTTTGGACGGGAAGCGGAACAGTTATACATGACATGACGAATCTTTCTGATGTCACCATCGAACTCAAACAGAAGGGCAAAGCTGCCTGTCTCGCTGTTTGCATTCTCCACAAGCACATTATTGCTGTCGGTTTCTTCCTTCAAAATCTCCGTTCTGAAGCTCTCAGGAATCATCGCAAGCTCAAGGTCACCGTCATAACCCTGATTGTTATTGATGACATAATACTCGATACCATCTGCATAAAAGCTCTCTGGCTCTCCTGTCGGATCAAGACTTAAGGATACTGCACCCGGCATTGCTACAGGTGTAGCGAATGTCACACTTCCATCTTCTGCAACTGTAATCGGTGCATAATGAACATTGCAGATATTGAATTTTACTTTATTCTTCTTATTTGCCATAATGCCTATACCTCCATTTCATAAAGCACTTCATACAGATGTTCCTCTTCAATCCATACTTCGCTTTTGGCATAAAAAATACCGTGTTCATCTAACACGGCTTCTACTCTCTGTTCCAAATCAATGTCCTTCAAATCGGTATACACCTCAATGTCCAAACGATTGATTTTGTAATAAACTTTTCCATCAGCAGCAAAGTTGTCTGCTCCCGGATATAAAAACACACTAAAAGGCGGCTCTGGGGATTCTCCCTCTGCAAAGTGATGATATGCAAAAGGCAATCCAAGCTCTCCCATCATAGCCATTACTTCTTCATGACTCATAAGGACAGCCCCCTTTCAATTTCCTTTGTCAACTTCTCAATTCCCTTCTGCTCGGCAGGAGCAATATGAGGAATGGCTCGAACCCTTCCACCGCCACGCTTGGCATGACCTTTCTCCAAAAGATGGGTAAGTTGATAACGGTCTTTACTATGAACTACCATTGTCAGGGCATTTGCTGTTTCCTTCTGCTTTGTGACCTTGAAGCTCCGTTTATACTTTCCTGTACGAACAGGTGCATTCTTAACTACTTCCTTCTTGACCGTATTACTTGCTTTTTTCACAGCAGTTTTTACAGTTTCTGCAGAAGTATACGCATACTCCTTAAGACCTTTCATAATCTCATCAGCCATATGGTCGATACTCACATTTGCCATTATCACGCCTCCCTCTTTGCCCTAAGTTTCAGAGTTTTATTTTTATACTGCACATTATCAACAAAGGTAATGTTATAAATTTCCCCATTAAAAATGATACGGAACTTATCAGACTTTAGGGTTGATACCTTCTTGCAATAGCGGATAATGAAATCCACTTCTACCTCTGCTCCTATCTGCTTTGCTGCAAAGAACTCCGCCCCAGACAGATTGTTTGCATAGGCATAGCATTTATAATAATCTTCCCATACTGCCTTATGGTTTCCCACCGCATCCGTACCTGTGTGTGTCTGCTGAATAACTATCCTGCATCTTAATCCTTCAATCATCAGAAAGCCTCCCATCTAAGACCTGATAACATCGACCGAAGTGTCAGCTTCAGTTCCGTGTGATTCGCTTCCTCACGATGCTCATAAAGGTAGGCAACCGCATACATGACTGCCACTTTGACAGTTTCATTGGTTTCATAATTACCAAAACTGTCTGCCCTTATGATATCCTTGCACATTTCCTCTGCCACATGAATAAAGGACTTTATGAGCTTATTGTCATCGGGGAAATCTACACGCAGATATTTTTTCATTTCATTTAGTGTAACAATCATGTCTGCGACCTCCTATTAGGTGGATGGCATATAGCCACCCTTATTTCTTATGAATTCGATCCCGTAGCCTTTGAACCCTTGATATCAAGAGTCTTGACAGCCTCAGAAAGAATGAGCTTACCGTCAACTCTCTCAGAAGCAAGGAAGCCTACCTGACCGTTTGTAGCATAAAGCTCATTGAGTCTCTTGAAACTTCTGCCCTGTCTGTCTGCGATCCAATAGTAGCTGAAGTCACCGAATGCCATGACACGGTTACCAGCTCCAATCTCCGGAACATAGATGGATGTGCGGTATGGACGGTTAAGGATTCGGTCAGGCTCTCCCTCTCTGACAGAAGGCTGCCAGATATAGTTGCCATTGCCATCCTTTAACTTTCTGATTGCCTTTACGGTCGAATCATTCAGTAACCACACAGCCTTATTACGGTAAGGAGCGCGAAGACTGTAATAAAGGTCCATCACATCATCAAATGTGATATTGCCACTTGCAGCAGTCACACCTGTCTCTGCACCCTTGGTATCAAAAATACCCGTAGGCTTTCCAGCGCCATCACCGATAAAGAATGCTTCCTCTTCCTTTGCACCGATTCTTCTTGCAAACTCCTTAGAGATGTAGTTGGCAAGAGGGAATACCGAATCATTAAGAAGTTCATCGGATACCTTAATCATGGTAGCGAGCTTGAATGCTCCGATAGATGTAAGTCCGAAGCTGTCATCAGACTCAGGAAACTGACCGCCCTCATCAATCCATGCTGCTTCTCCCTTAGAAGTTACAACAGGAATCTTACGGTCACCGCTTGATGTCTTAATGGTAGTTGCAAGGCTTCTAAAGAACACCTCTCCCTCAAGTGCCTCCACCAGCTTCTTCTCATATTCGTCAGGAGCAAGGTAGCCACCCTCTGAATCTGTACCAATAGAAAGAGCGTTCGTGACATCATACGAAACACTCTTGTGTCTCATGTTGTCCCAAAACGCTCTCTTGTACTCATCGGTTGCTCTGCCAGTCTTGTTATCTCCCATAGGAGCAGTAGGCTTGTTTGTGATTGGTGTAGCAGATGCCTTGGCAAGCTCCGCATCAATCACCGCCTGTCTCTCCAAGCGGTCAATTTCTTTTCCGAGGTCTACAACCTCCTGTTCCATTCGGTCATAGGTCGCAGAGTCTTCTGCAGAAACAAAACCGCTATCGGTTCTCTTGGTATCAAGGAATGCCTTTGCAGCTTCCCACGCTTTCGCTCTCTTTTCCTTTAATTCTAAAATCTTACTCATGGTTTGTCCTCCTTAATGTTTTAAGAGATTTAATCTCTTGTCTAACTGGTTAATTGGAATCATGACATCCGACTGATCGGATACCTTTAAAAGGAATGAATTTCTTACGGACTTAGAAGAAAACATCATGGAATCCGTCTGAAATGGAGGTTTCTTCTTTTTCTCCTCATCCTCTTTCTTTCCCTTGCCATCATCCCCCTCGTCAGGCTCCTTTGGCTCATCATCGTCCTCTTCTTCCTTTGGATCATCCTTGGCAAAGAGGATTTCATCTGCGAAACCAAGCTCCACGGCTTTCTTGGCATTGAACCAAGTTTCCTCATCCATCATCCTTGACAGCTTGTTTCGCTTAAGACCTGTCTTATCTTCATAGGCATTTAAAATGCTCTCCTTGACTTCATTCAGCATACTGATAGCCTTCTCCATATCCTTGGCTTCCCCAATTGCGAGGGTAGCTGGGTTATGAATCATCATCATTGCCACAGGGGACATCAAAACGGTATCTCCTGCCACAGCAATCACAGATGCTGCCGATGCTGCCAGTCCGTCAATCTTAACCGTGACACTGCCTTTGTAATCACGGAGCATATTGTAGATTTGTGCTGCTGCGAACACATCTCCACCCGGCGAGTTAATCCATACCGTAATATTGCCTTCTCCAGCATTCAGCTCATCCTTAAACAACTTAGGAGTCACTTCATCACCGTACCAAGTCTCATCCGATATTTCGCCATTGATACACAGGGTTCTTTCGATACCAAGTTCGCCATCGTTTTTTACCCAATTCCAAAACTTACGCTTCATCGTTTGCCTCTCTTTCTATAGTTTTTTGGTGGTTCTTCCACCTGTGTTTGTTCCTCCACTTCCTGTTGTTCTTCCTTTGCAAAGGCTCCTGCATCAGCAAGTTTTGTCATACTGCCATTAACAAGGTAGAGGTTTCCACCTTCCTCATCCGAGATTGGATTTAAATTCTCCATCTCACGGATGTCATTGGCTGACAGCCAACCATTCTGCCTTCCTACGGAATAACCATTCATTCTGCTTTGGTAATCTCCACGGAGAAGTCCGTCCAGATTGAATTTAATAAAGTATTTGCCCTTCTCTCCCGGAAGTAACAATGCCCTCTGCAGAGCCTGTTCCCAACGGATCACCCAAGGCTCAAGTGTGTATTTCACAAATTCCAAAGACTGCTGCTCAATGTTTGAAAAGCTACTCTTTTCCAAATCCCCAACCATGTGTGGTGGCACTCGAAATAATCTCGCAATCTCATTGACCTGAAACTTTCTAGTTTCAAGGAACTGTGCTTCTTCTGGTGGAATACCAATCTGTTGATATTTCATACCTTCCTCAAGCACCGCAATCTTATGGGCATTGTTAGAACCTCGGTATACAGAATTCCAAGACTCCCTCACCTTGCTCGGATCTTTTAGCACTCCCGGATGCTCAAGCACTCCTCCCGGATTTGCACCGTTTGCAAAGAAGCTCGCACCGTATTCCTCACAGGCAAGTGTCATACCGACCGTATTCTTTGCCATTGCTATTGGGGAATATCCAATCAGTCCGTCAAATCCAAGTCCGGGAATATGAAGCACATTCTCGGCTTTTAATACAAACTGACCACTTCCCTTGAAGTTCGGATTCTCGTCCGTATCACGGGAATAGATATAATAAAGATTTCCTCTCTCGTCCCTCTCCACTTCCATCTTGTCTGGAAGGAGTGGATACAGACCAAGCACCCTTCCTGCTCCGTCACGGATAATCTGTGCATAGGCATTTCCCCAAATTAAAAGATGACTCATCAGCGTTTCACGAAACACAAATGAAGTCATCTCTGGGTTTGGCTCATCATGGAGCAAATAATATAACGGATGGTCGTGCTTGATTTCCTTGCCACCATCTTCCTTGTAGGCATAGACATGAAGAGGTAGCTGTGCCACCGCTTCTGCCAATATTCGAACACAGGAATAAACTGCTGTTGTCTGCATGGCTGTTCTCTCATTCACAGGCTTTCCGCTTGTGGTTCTTCCAAAGAAGAACGAGTAACCACTTCCTGCTATGTCGGTCGGCTTATCCCTTGCCTGTCCGAAGCCAAATAAACTCTTGATTCCCATAAAACACCTCCTAAAAATGAGCGAAAAAAAAGCATTTGTCTTACAAAAACAAATGCCTTTAGCTTTACTTATTAGTATTGATTACGATAAAAAATAGAAAGTATAAACAAATTGCAACTATAATTAGCGTATCTATTACAGTTGCACATAACAATGTAAACACTGTCATATTCCAAATTTTAAGAAATACAACAATTATCGCAAACACCACCGCAATAAACAAATGTATACAACAAATTACATATGAATATAAAACAGTTGCAAAATGCCCTGATGATTTAAGAGTATTCATATACTTTCCATCACCAATTGTTAAGAATAGCGAAACTGCAGTAATGAGGAATCCAAGTAATGTTCCCCAGATATCCAACATCAGCTTGCAGTCATCTAACCCATCTGCTGCGTTAATTTCTATATTATATTTACTAATACATCCTTTTAATACAAAAAAAGAAAACACAGCAACAACAATCGGAATCAAAAATATAAATATTCGATCCCTACGAATTGCTTTTGTCATATTATCACTTCTCCTAAATCTTTCTACAATACTGTACAACTGATCCGTTAAAATAGTTATTAATCCTACTATACATATCATTCGAATCAATAGTTCTCTCGGCAGTTCTTACCAATGTAACTTTGTTCACAAATTTATCTGATAATAAATCAATTTTATCTACGATAGAACCTTGGCTAACATTAAATTTAATAATATCTTCTCTGTACTTCTCTAACAACTCCTTTGTTTCATCCTTTGTGAATGGTAGTACGAAGCCAGAAAATTTATTCTTCTTAGTTTTTCTTTTCTTCAACACAACCTCAAATGTATCTGCGTCTGGCACTGTTTTCTGAATAGAGCTAAAAATACTCTTCTTTGCCAGCATATGATTGTATGCATCTGAATCACTTTTAACAGAAAAATCAAACAGTGTAAACTCTTCACCATCTATAAGTTTAGCATATGCATCAAAATTTAATTTGTGCCTACAAGTAATAATGCCCTCTGTTAATTCAAATCTTTGCAAATACTCAACTATAGCAGTTGCTCTAGCTCCTGAAGCATTATATTCTGATCCTAGTATTCCATAATCACAAAAATATATACAATGCGTTATTTCAGCAATACTTTGATCTGAATCAATATATGAACCTAATGTTTCAAGATTACCATTTTTTTCAATAAATGGTAATGCATCATCTCGACATAGTACAATTCTAAATTTAATTAACGTTTTTTCAATATCATCTACAATGACAAACATATTATTTCCATTTCGTGTTGGTTTCAAAAACTGCTCATAACTATCTGACCCAGCCTGTTTCTGTTGTAAATCTATCAAAAAATTTTTAATTAGAATTGCTGAATAATCGTATTTATCTGTATTTCCAATCTTATTTCTAGTATAAAAATCATAATAGTATATACTTCTTTCAACTGTACTTTCTGACATTGTATTACCTCCAATCATATATTTTTAGTATACGACTTTTCAGGTCAATTCTCAACAACATTAGAATGCACATTTTTTATTTATGAAATCAGAATACAATGATTCCACGGTCATCATATACACTGCTGCCACTTCCCTCATTACGGATAGCTCTGTCAAGAGCCATAACGGTTGCAACCGCAGCATCGATTTTCTCCGTGGACTTTTCTTTGTCCATCTTGATATTTCCCGCTGGATCATTACGGACATACACATTGTCCATCATCCATCTAAGAACCTTATGTCCACCATGGGCTATTCGCTCCTCCAAGGTCAGCTTCATCAGTTCCTTGGTTGGTGGACTCATATCTTTGTATCCCTGTCCGAATGGAACAACTGTAAATCCCATTCCTTCAAGGTCCTGTACCATCTGAGTTGCTCCCCAACGGTCAAATGCAATCTCTTTGATGTGATACTTCGTTCCAAGCTCCTCGATAAAATTCTCAATGTATCCGTAATGGATGACATTGCCTTCTGTAGTTTTCAGACACCCTTCTGCTTCCCACACATCATATGGAACATGGTCCCTACGGACTCGAAGCCTCATGTTCTCCTCTGGTATCCAGCAGTACGGCAAAATCATATATTTTTCCGTATCATTTCTTGGAGGAAACACAAGCACGAATGCTGTTATATCAGTACTGCTCGAAAGGTCGAGTCCACCATAGCATTCCCTTCCAAGAAGCTCCTCCTCATTCACAGGGAATGCACAGGCATCCCATTTATTCATCTGCATCCATCTCGTAGATTGCTTTACCCATTGGTTTAAACGGAGCTGTCTAAAAATGTTCTCCTCGGCAGCATTCTCCTTTGCACTGATATAGGCATTTCGAACCTTTTCAATATCAATGGTTTCTCCAAGGGACGGATTTGCTTTATACCAAGTAGCCTCACTCGTCCAATCATCCTCATAGGCTGCCCCGTAAATCACAGGATAAAATGTCGGGTCAATCTTTCTGTCCTCGATAATATCCACCGCCTTCTGATGTTGTTCAAAACATACAGAATTTCGGTCATTGCCAGCCGTGGTAATCAGGAAGAACAGAGGCTGTGTTCTTGCATCACCAGAACCTTTGGTCATAACATCGAACAGTTCTCTGTTTGGCTGTGCGTGAAGCTCATCGAAGATAACCGCATGGACATTCAATCCATGCTTCGTGTATGCCTCTGCAGATAACACCTGATAAAAGCTGTTCGTTGGCTTATACACCAAACGCTTCACACTCATGACTGGCTTGATTCTCTTTTTCAGTGCTGGACACTGATCCACCATATCCACCGCAACATCAAATACGATAGATGCCTGTTGACGGTCTGAAGCACAACCATAAACCTCTGCTCCCCACTCTCCGTCACCACAGGTCATATATAATGCAATCGCAGCAGCAAGCTCCGATTTACCATTCTTCTTTGGAATTTCACAGTAACAGGTATTGTACTGTCTGTATCCATTTTCCTTAACCGTACCATATAGGTTACGAATAATCTCGTCCTGCCAACCGAGCAGTTCAAACGGAACTCCTCTCCACTTGCCCTTGGTATGTTTCAGACAATTGATAAAATTGACAGCGTGTTGTGCCTTTGCTTCATCAAACATTACTTACCTCCACCACCATTCATCAGCAAGAATTCCATCTCATCACTCTGCTCATCCTTCGCATTGTCAGATACAATACGGCTTCTGGCAGATGGTGTAAGACCGAACTGCTCACAAAATTTATTCATAATCTTAAGATAGGTCTGGGCAATGGATACCTGTGGTACCTGTTGCCAATAGCCACTCGGAGTCTTTACGATTGTTCCATGCTGTGTGATAAACTCCTCGGCTTCCTTCCATCTTGCATAGGCTTGGCAGTATCCTGCGAAGGCAGCCATATCAACCTCAGTCAAAATGCCGAGGTGTTCGAGCTGCCTCGCCATACGCTTCCATTCCTTCTTTGCTTCATCCTCAAGCCATGAAGGACAGCGTGGAGCTTTCTTCTCAGGCTTTGGTTCGCCCGTGTTAAGGCTACGCTTGCCCGGATTGCCCTCTAGTGCCTTTAGTGCCGTAGGCTTTGGTTTTCTTCCTCTCTGTGCCACTGTCCTCACCTCCTCGTAATTTATGGCAAACAAAAAGAGCCTCCGTAGAAGCTCTCCTTGTAAAAATCGTTGTTGTTTAAATTCTTGTCAATGTCCATGCAACCGCATGACCCGCATCCTCGAAAGGAATATTGTGTATATTACAACAGGGTGGAAGGCTTGCTCCCACCCCAATTTCTTATGCGATTGTCATTTTAAGTGCCGGGAGGATTTCCTTTTCTCCTGTTCTCCAATCATCGTATCGGCTGTTGATCTCAACCAAATCTCCGAGATTCGCCCCTTTCTTTTCGAATTCTGCTATCGTAGTGATGAGGCTTGAAAATGTGGAGCTGATGGTAAATTCCTTAATTCCGAACCTTCTGCAGTTTTCGATGATTGCTTCAATGTCGTGTTCCCAAATAACCTCTCCAAAGTTTATCAAGTCGTTTCCTGCATCCTTGCTGTAAAAATATGCATCCGCAAATGTTGGGTTCACATTGATGTCCCCATATCTCTTTCCTTCGTTTACCGCATCCTCTAAAATTCTGATTTCTGTCATGGCCTTGTGCCTCCTTCTTTGTTTTCCCTTTCGGTATGTACATATTTGCTCTAAACCACTATATTATCCAGTTAATTCGGATCATATATGTACCAAAGAATGCAAGGGCAAATTGTGTATATTATGACGGATCCACCACACTGCTTTTATGGATACTTTCAAGGATTCTCTCTTGCTCATCTGCATCCACACCGATGCTTTCAAGTGCCTCTCTGGTGCCACAGTCGGGGCAAATCTGCCCCAAACCTTGCACCCTCGACAAAGCGGGCACTCCGTGGTAGTTCTGCCCACACTTGGGGCAAATTCTAAAACCAATTGAAATGATGTTTTCCTTCATGCTTTACCGCCTCCTCTGCCTTGATGCTTGCTTCTGCAAGGTAATGCTCATCGAATCCAAATGCAATGTAGCCTTTGAGAACCGTAGCCACATATCTACTTGATGGAATCCCTATCTGCCTATCTTCGTGCATAATGTAAACGAAGCATTTTCTGTTTCTTACCTTTCCCGTTCGGATGCCCGTAATCGGCAAGGTAAGCTCTTTCTTGTAGTAGAAGCTTGGGTAACCCTCGTAGCGGTCAAGGGCGGCTTCGTCAGCCTCTGTGACCGCCCACACGCCAGTAGGAACTCGGCTTCCTTCCTTTGGTTCAATGGTAAGGTAGGCCCCAGACTGACTACCCTTGTAGAGAAGTTCGTAATCTTCAATCCATGAAGTTCCAATGATTCGTGATTCAGGGCAACGCATACGCATCTGTTCAATGTTTAGGTTGCTGCCATACGCAACATAATATCTTTTTTCCATTCTGCAAATCCATCCTTTCTGAAGGTGTACCCTTCTACCTCCCTAAGACCGCACTAGGCGGTCATGGGTTTGGGAGAAGGGGGAGCTTATTGCTCTGTCCTTCAAGCCACACTTCCATTTCTGAAGGCTGTGTCTCCGCTAAGTCTCTTTGTGAAAAGGTCTCTTGCGGTCTTGAATTCGTCCCCGATGAAGCCGAGGCGGAGAAGCCAAGTTCTCATTGCGTATTTCGGATTCTCGTTCTGCTGTGGCTTTGGGCTTGCAGTTCTTACCATCTTTGCCATTTGGCTAAGTGCTAAGCAAAACTGTATGTAGCTTTTAAGCTGTCCTGCGTGTAAACCGTTCTGCTTTCCGTTTGATGGTGTTTCAAATTGGAAAAGTCTGAATTCAACCGTTCCCTTTGTGAAGGTTGCGTGAAGGTTCAGCATATGGTATCGGCTATCGTTGTAATGCTCGTTTCTTCCGTAGGCTGCTCCGTTTCCTGTGTACCAAATCTCTGCAAGGTCTGCCAAGCTCTTAGGCTTTTTCTTGTTGACCTTCTCAAGGAATCGTGGGTCTACCGTTCTGCAGTAGCGGTCCATCCTGTAGTTGTCAAGTTTCAAGGCTTCTGCAATCAGGCTTTCGTGGCTTGCCATAATGTTTGCAAGGTTTCTAAGGCTCTGTGCTGTGTGTCCCTTCGCTCCGATGTGAATGTGTACTCCGCATCCTCTTGTTGGGTTGCTCTTGGCTCCCGCTTTTCTAAGCCTTCTTACAAGCTCTTGCAAGGTTTCCATGTCTGCGTAGGTAAGAATTGGGGTTACCATTTCGCATTTCTCGCTGTCTGGTCCCGCAATACTCACATCCCTTTGGAATTTCCATTCTCTGCCTTGCTCGTCCCAAGCTGACCAAGTGTAGTAGCTGTTTCTTCTTGCTGTATCCTCGTATCTTCCTGTTCCGAAGAAGTCGGCTGCGAGCTTTGCTGCCTTATCTCTTCTGATGTTGTTCATTTCGACCTCAACTCCAATGGTCTGCTTCTTCATTTCTGCTATCTGGTTTGCTATTTTTTCGTTCATCCTTTCGAACCTCCGTGTGTTGTTTTCCCTTTCGGTAGTCTATATATCACTCTAAACACACATAATAGCCAGTTATATCTCGCCATAAATCTACCAAATGTAACTACAGAAATTTGTGTATATTATGGGGCAGATTAGTCCACCCCATCCGTTGCATAATCCTTGCCAAGCAGAAGCTCTGCCAAAATATTGGTGTACCTTTCATGCTCACTACCTTCGCTTCCAAAGGTAGCTTTTTCATAAAATGCAACCGCTTCTCCTCGGCTGTCATAGACTTCTTCCTTTCCATAACACCTGACCGTCACAGTATGGAGCTTCTCGCAAGAATCCTCGCCATAGACAATTCCAAGACTACCACCATCATCCCAACTCATATGAATGGTTCCTGTATCATCGACACTTGTTACCGTTCCTCTCATCCCCACCGCCATGCTACGGTAGGGATCTTCCATGTGTGTCAAGCGGACTCTTGTTCCCTTGGGATAATCCTTTTTTATCTGATCTACGATTGCTTTCGGTGGGAAGTTCATATTACTGCACCCCCCTTTCTGCTTTACGTGCCTTCTGACGCTCATTCCATTTGACCTTGTCGGCTTCTGTTCGGAATGCGGTATGTCCCTTGAGGTTGTCCTGCAGAACCTTTCTTGTGTCCTTGGCATCCTTTCCGTCAAATCCAAGTCTTACAAGCCATGTTCTCATGTAGTATTTTTCATTTTCTTCAATGGTTTCCTTCGGACTGATTCGCTTCTGCTCTTTGGCTGCCTTAACCATTGCGGATGCAAGTTCCATGTAGGCATTCACTTTTGTGCTGTCCTGCGTGTAAGGAAATCCCTCAAATAAAATGCACCCATCCGCAAATGAGAACCCTTTGCCATATCCGCCAAATTCTGTGATGAAGGTCACCACCTCATCGGCTGTGGCAAGTTCGGATTCTTCAAGTGCTGTGATGAGTGCATCATTAACCTTGAAGCTCTGTGTTTTTATAGATTTATTGATAAGATACTGTTTGGAATGAATAAGGTTGACCAGATTCTTGATGCCTTGCGGTGTCATTCCCTCAAGCGTAATCTTCACGGCCGTGTGTGCATCCTCGGTCTGCTCAGTTTCAGTCCTTCCCATGAACCCTTGCTCTGTAAGCTCTGCCATGAGTGCCTCCCCTTTCTGTTCGTCCTCAATTGTGATTGTTCCCTCACGGTCCACCGTAACCTCACCAATCTTGTAGGCAAATGTAGGTGGTCCAGCGTACTTGAAAACCTCACCTAAGAACTCTGCGATTGCTTTTACTACCTTTTTTCTGTCTGTTTCTACTGTTTTAAACTGCATATAATGCGCCTCCTTTTCTTTTGGTAGTATGCATATTACCCCTGAAAGCACATTATATCCAGTCATATTTTCATTATTCTTCCACTATATTTTCATTATCTCTGGACTCAGGAAGTGACATTGCAACAGCATATGCAACCGTAGCTGTGACCGCATTACCAGCCTGTTTGTAAAGCTGGGCATCAGAGTTGATGGATGCTGCCTTTTCGTACAAGTTGTCCGGAAAACCTTGGAGCCTGAAACACTCTCTCGGAGTGAGCCTGCGGATGCGTCCGCATCTCATCAGTGTTCCCATCTGCCCTCCACAATCAAGTGTCTGTGAACAGCCTTTTCCAACTCGTCCCCTTCTAGTCTCGCTCTCAGGGAACGCAAGATTAATGCTGTCCCCAATATGAGCTTCTTCAAATCCTCGCTTAGTTCCTGTCCGAACCTTAATAGTTGTTTCCTGATCCATCTTCTTGCACAGATACACACCATGTCGGTCCTGTAAAGTCAGAGTGAACATCGGCTCTCCATCATTTTTCATCCGTCTGCCATTCTGTCTTTTCTCCATTCGTTCTGGAGTAAGAACTGGATGCACTTCCATCACTGCAGAATTCATAGCCGAGTGATTTGTCATCCCGGCGGTATATCTTGCCGTCAGACACCTTGCTGTATCCGTAACTTTGGGAGCGTGATTGCTCTGATCAATAAAGTAAAGACCAGTCTTTGCCCCAACTCCTCCGGCATTTCCAACCAAGGTGGCGGAAATACCGTCCGTTCCATACACACGATATCCTTGCATTCCACCTACAAGTTGGTTAAGAGTTGCCGCGTTTTCTCCGCTGAGAGGTAATACTTCTCGTCTACCTCGGCTTCTAAGATTTGCGATAATGAACACACGCTCTCGGTTTTGGGGGACTCCGAAGTTCTTAGAATTAAGCACTTGCCACCGACAGTCATACCCTGCTTCGTCCATTTCAGACAAAACTGTGGCAAAATCGAATCCTGAATTAATCGATAACAGGTTCTTAACGTTTTCAACAAGTAAGTATGTGGGCTTATCACTTTCCTCTTTGCCTTTGAGGAGGTCAATAATGTTGAAATAAATGCCACTTCTTTTTCCGACCAGACCTCGTTGCTTTCCGGCAACGGAGATATCTTGGCATGGGAATCCGAAGCACCAGATGTCTGCGTATGGAACATCGTCTGAGTTAAGTTTTGTGACATCATCTGCTTTCCACTCTCCTTCCGTATCATACATTGCTTCATACGAAGCTCTTGCAAATTTGTCATATTCACAATATCCGATGCACTTGTGACCGGCAGTTTCAAGTCCAAGCCTGAAACCACCGATGCCAGAGCATAAATCAAGGAAGGTCATCTGTTTCATCAGACACACCTCCCTTGATTAAGTCAGAATATTTAATTGTCTCTCCATCACGAATAACTGAGATATCCTCGGCACTTCCCCTCTGCTCCATGTATCTGTTGACGATTACATCAACAAATTTTTCTTCCAGTTCAATACCATAACAGATACGGCCTGTCTGCTCACAGGCAATGAGGGTAGAACCTGATCCAAGGAATGGATCAAGCACAATGCAGTTAGACATACACGAATTCTGAATCGGATATGCCATCAGGGCAATCGGCTTCATGGTTGGATGGTCTTTGCTTGCCTTCGGACGGTCATACTCCCAAATGGTTGTCTGCTTTCTGTCCGAATACCATTGATGCTTTCCACCAACTTTCCAACCATACAGGCAAGGTTCATGCTGCCACTGATATGGACTTCTGCCAAGAACAAGTGCGTTCTTCTTCCAAATGCAACAACCACTGAGGTAAAATCCCGCATCGTGGAATGCCTTTCTGAAATTGAGTCCTTCGGTGTCTGCGTGGAATACATAGATGGAAGCATCCTGCTCCATCGACTGTTCCATATTTACAAAGGTAGCAAAGAGGAATTTATAGAAATCCTCGGATGCCATATTGTCATTTTGGATTTTGCCAGCCGTTTCTTCCACATTTACATTATATGGTGGATCTGTAAGGACAAGGTTTGCACGCTTGCCATTCATGAGTACATCATAGGTTTCAGGCTTGATGGAATCACCACATACAACTCTGTGACTACCAAGCTGCCAAACATCACCGAACTTTGCAACGGTCGGTTTCTTCAGCTCCGCATCCACATCGAAGTCATCTTCTGTGATTTTCTTATCGTGAACCGAATTGAAAAGCTGTTCAATCTCTGGTGGTTCAAAACCTGTGAATGCAATATCAAAATTGCTATCCTCCAAATCTTTGATAAGGTCAGCCAACAGTTCCTTGTTCCATTCGCCTGTGATTTTATTGAGAGCAATGTTAAGTGCTTTCTCTTTTGTCTTGTCCACATCTACGATAATGCACTCCACCTCATCATACCCAAGGTCTGAAAGCACCGTGGCTCTTTGGTGTCCACCGATGATAGTCAAATCCTTATTTACAATGATGGGTTCAACATACCCAAACTCTGTAATGGAGTTTTTGATTTTCTCATACTCCTTGTCTCCCGACTTCAGCTTCTTCCTCGGATTGTAGGTAGCCGGGATGAGGTCTTTAATCCTTAACTTCTGAAATTCCATCTTCTTCATCCCTCCAAAATCTGTATTTGATATAACAGTCATGGCTGCAATACTTACGGTTCTTATTCCCATAAGAAATGAACATCTTACCACAGCTCACGCATTTCAATTTATAAGAAGCTGCCTCGCTTCGGTTAATCAGGTCAGGGTGTGACTTCCACCACTCCCTTCTGCATTTGTCTGAGCAGAACTTCTTAGGTCTGCCAGTCTTTGGCTTCTCAATTGCTCCACCGCAATACTGACAGGCATCTCCGCTTTCAATCCTGCACTGGACATTTTTCTTTAGTGCAGATGCATATCCAGTCAGGTCATGTGCTTTGCAATAGTTCCTGACAATATCACGGGAAAGTCCCACAACCGTTCCGATGGATTTGTACCCAACACCATTCAGTCGCATCTCCACTATCTGCTTTGCCTGTGCTTCCGTCATCCTTTCCACCTTCTTCCCTGACGGCAACAAAAAGGTCAAAAACAATGCTTTTTTCACACTGTTTTTGACCTAAAAAATAGCCTTTTTATAAAGTTTTTAACGAAAGGGGACACCCACTTTCGCCTTGTAGTATAACCATTTTGCGAAAAATATGGTCTGCCCGATATATCCCCCCTGTTTAATTCTGCGAAAATTCACGCAAATGGGGCCATCGGTCTTCAGCGGTTCAGACTGTAGAGATTCAGATACCCCCACGTTCTTCCGTCAGAACCGATACTCAGGATTGTTATCTTCGTTCCATGTCTTTTTATCATGACAGGGCTTGCACAGACTCTGCCAGTTCTTCTCGTCCCAGAACAGGACGGGATCACCACGGTGCGGTCTGATATGATCGACCACGGTTGCTGTCACCGCATGCCCTTCTTTTAAGCACTGAACACACAAGGGATGTGCCTTCAGGTATCTTGCCCTTGCCTTCTGCCACTGCCTGTTGTAACCACGCTTGCTGCTGCTCGCCCTGTCACCACGGTGCAGTGCTTCATGCTCCTCGCAGTACAGTCCGTCTGTCAGCTTCGGACATCCGGGGTGTCTGCACGGCTTCTTTGGTTTCATCGGCATCTGCCATTCCTCCCTTCTATGTACACGGGCGGTGTGAAAGGATTGGAAAGACACCGCCTTACGGCAACATAAAAAGGAGCGTTTCCGCTCCCTTTCTTTTTTGCCATCTTAATCATAGCAGATGTAAATTAAAAAGTCAGTAAACCATTAGTGCACCTTTAGTAAACCTCTAGTACACCACCTTTTTATTTCTTTAAGCGAAGCAAACTCTTACCAACAGAACTGATAGCTTTCCCACCCATCTGCCTTACTTGTTTACTGGAAATAAGTTTTGCAGAAACAGCAATCAGCATCATACCACCTACGATATTTCTTTTTGTCGTATCTCCTTCTTCTTTCAAAAATTCATTATGTCCGTCTATTTCTTTTTCCTTGATACGATCAAGTTCCTGAATACGCTCTTTCGCCCATTGGATTTTTTTCTCATCTTCCGAGGTCTTTATAATATCATAAAGATCTTTTCTTTCTTGTTCCTGACCTTTATCTACAGTCTCCTTAAAACTGACAGATGAATCTACCGTCTGTTTATGTACTACTTTCAAAGAATCATAACCATGATTTACATTATCCTTTAAAACATTCAGCTTATCCATAAATTTTTTATGTGCTTTATCATATCTTGTCACATTAGTATTTGTTGTTCTTTTCTCTGCCATTTATCATTCTCCTTCCAGAAAAGCCGTAAGTGCCTGTACTTTTTCTTCTACTGATTTCATTCTGTCACTGATTCCGCTTTGTAAAATAGGCTTCTTTTTCTGTATCAATTCTTTTTCCCTATGTTTTCTATCCGCCATATTACTAATAGCTTCCAGCAGTTCAAATTTCAAGATAATATTCTCATTATTTATAGTTTCATCATTAAAACCGAAATATTCTGGAGTCTTCTTAAGTTCAAATAAATGCGCCCCGCAGCGCACAAGCACAAACACGGATTCTCCAATATATAAAACTTCTTCTTTTCCATTATTCATTATCGATACCTGATATATTCCAGCACCGATTGCATCTATAATATTTTCGTTAAAAAAATCTATTTTTATCTTCATCATGCACCCCCGTCAAAATCAATTCTACCATAGTGCGAACAAAAAAGACAGCCGTCTGACTGCCTTAATTGTACTCTGCATATGCACCTATCTGTATCTGGAGTGCCACGGTGATCTGCTCCATGACCATGTCATCCAGCACTTCCCCGATTCTTTCTCCGAGCCTTGTTTTATCAAGGGTTTCCACCTGTTCCGCCAGTGCCATGCTCGGTTTATTCAGACCGCTGCTTTTCTTCAGCGGAATCTGCACATGGGTCGGAAGATACTTCTTTTTCCACACCCTTGCCGACAGCGGAATGACCGTAACCACAGGTGAATGCTTATTTGCCTTATTATTACTTACCACCAGTGCTGGACGGACACCGCCCTGTTCGCTTCCTGCCTTCTCTCCGAAGTCCACATAATAAATATCTCCACGCTTACACATAAAAACCTCCTATCCGAGGACAAAAGCTTCCACCTGTCTGTCCCTCAGTTCATACTGTTTATCCAGTTCCTTCAATGCTGCTTTTCTGTATTTACCGATCATCGTATGGCTCACATGATATCTTTCCATCATGATGTCCCATGTCATATCCTCATCCAGAAGATCCGTGATAATGCTTCTATGTCTTTCATCCAGTCCGTTCACTGCATGCTCGAAAAAATCCAGTTCTTCTTTCAGGAACATATATCTGTGGAAAAGGAAATCGTACCACTCGTCATTTTCCCGTTCCATTGCTGCCTTATACTTGATCGCTATGTTTGCCGTTTTATCGGAAAGAGTGCTCGTCTGCACCCTTTCCCCTTCCTGATGGGAATAAAGCATTGAATCGATCATGTCCTGTTCGCTCACTCCCTGAAACTGACGGAGTTGGAACTCAGTCACGGTCAGTTCCTTTTTCATGTTCTTATATTCCTTCATCATTACTTCTGCCGTCATCCGTCATACCTCCAATCCTTGCCTTTACTGCTTCTATCATTGCATTCTGTGTAGTATCCTTTTTTTCAATTGCCCGGAGGATATCTTCATCGACCGTTCCCTCTGTCACCAGATGCTCTATGATGACCGTGTGTTTCTGCCCCTGTCTGTAAAGTCTGGCATTTAACTGCTGATACAGTTCAAGGGACCATGTAAGCGAGAACCACACGATGGTTGAACCGCCTTCCTGAAGATTCAGTCCGTGTCCTGCCGATGCCGGATGGATCAGTGCCACCGGGATTTTCCCTTCATTCCAGTCCTCGATATCCTTCTTTGTATTGATATCCCTTGCCGGAAACCGTTTTAATATCCGCTCCCTGTCATGCTTGAACCAGTATGCAACCAGAAGCGGTTTCCCGTTTGCCGATTCAATCAGGTCTTCCAGAGCAGCCAGTTTTCTGTCGTGGATATTACGGACATTGCCGGATTCATCATAGACTGCACCGTTTGCCATCTGCTGGAGCTTGTTGCTTAAGGCTGCTGCATTTACCGCATCGATGTCCTGTCCTTCCCCGTATTCGAGGATCATTTCATCTGCCATCCTGTCATAAAGCCCCTGTTCGGATTCCGACATGGAAACGGACACCCGGTTGCTTACGCATTCCGGCATATCAAGATAATCCACGGCTTTCATGGAAATGCTGATATCGGAAATCAGTTCATATATTTTTTCTTCTGCCCCTTCCCTCGGTTTATACGAAAAGATGATCTCTCGATTCCGCTTATCCGGCAGAAAGAACCTGTCACGGTAGCCGCTGATATATCTTCCAAGCCTCTGCCCCATATCAAGGATTCCGATCTCTGCCCATAAGTCCATGAGGTTTCCCGGTGTTCCCGTAAGCCCGATCACACGTTTTGCCATCGGTCTTACTTTTTTCAGGTCTTTGAACCTCTGTGCCTTTGGGGACTTGAAGCTCGACAGCTCATCAATAATGACCATGTCAAAATCAAAAAATATATTTTTTGTCATCCAAGAAACATTGTCCCTTCCAATGATCGTCACATCGGCTCCTGACAGAAGTGCTTCCTTTCTCTGCTCTGCAGTTCCCATTGCCACGGCAAATGTCATGCCGTAAAGATGCTCCCACTTTTTTATCTCTGCCGGCCATGTGGTCTCTGCCACACGCTTCGGTGCTATCACCAAGATCCGTCTTACTTCAAAATAGTCAAACAGCAAAAGCCACAGTGCCGTAAGCGTGATGACCGTTTTGCCAAGTCCCATGTCAAGGATCAGACAGCTCACGGGATGCTCGATTATAAAATCTGTTGCATACTGCTGATAATCATGTGCTTTGTATTTCATCAAGGATACCTCCGATCTGTTCGATATTATCAACTACATAAACGGGAAAGCCTAACCTCTCAAGCATCCTCTTTCTCTTTAGCTGAAGCGGTCTCGGCTTCTTCCCCGGTGCTTTCAGTTCCACAAATGCCATTTTCCCGTCCGGCATCAGGACGATGCGGTCAGGCACTCCATTCATACCGGGTGATACGAACTTCAGTGCCATGCCTTTCCGCTTTTTAGCTTCTTCCCTCAAATGTCTCTCTACTGTACTTTCTAGCAAAACCAGATACCTCCTTTGCCGATTGCGGTTGCCATATGCCTTTAACTCCTATACGCGCATATATACATGAATTGCTCTTTTTATCTTTATTTTTAATTCTCAACTGGATTTAATGGGAAACTGGGAAACTAAGAACCGCAACCCCTTATTTTCCAAGGTGTCAGCGCGGTTTCCGACTACCGTTGCCCATCTGCATCTGGGAAACCCCGGAAACCGCCTAACGGGTTTCCTCTGGTTTCTCATCCATCCGCACAAAAGTCTTCTGCACTCCGTAAAGGGGGACTTTGGTCTTGCCCGTGGTATTGGAATCATACTTCTTCCATCCCCCGATCTTATTTAAGATGCCTTCGATCTCATAGGAATCCGCCTTCTTTAAGTTCTGACGCTCCTTGCCGAAGCACTCCACCCAGATCTCCATGATGCACACACGCTCACGCATGACAGTTCCTTTTACACCGACCGTCTCGAACTCTCCTCCGCCAAGGAATGCCCTTCTCTGGTAGATATCCATTGATGCCCAGTTATCCGGCAACAGTCTGTCAAGGTAGTCCTGCACGATGCCCTCACGGTCATCCGACTCCATTGCCTCCTGCTGCATTTTGTATGCTTCCTCTGCCTCCGCACCTTTTAAGAACAGCTCCTCGTCTTCGTTATACAGATGGATTGCCTCTGCCCAGATCTGGTCGACACAGTCAAGCTCCCACGGATGGTGTTTTCCTGTCCCCGGCACATGCACGGGCCAGAATCTTCTGTTTCCTGTCACGTCACGCAGGAATCCGCCCTCGGAGTTTGTACTTCCCACGATGATGCACTTTCTTGGATGCGACTCTACATTGACTCCGTATGCCTGACGGAACTTATCATCCTGACGGGTGACAAAGGACTTTACTACCTCGACTTCCGTCTTGCGGATACCGTTCATCTCACTGATCTCAAGTATCCAGTTTCCGAGCAGCTTCTCGGCAGCAGTCTTATCCCTCATATCCGAAATGGATAAGGAATCCGAAAACCACTGCTTTCCAAGGATGGCAAAGAAGGTGGATTTTCCCATTCCCTGCGGGCCATTCAGCACGAGGATGGAGTCGAACTTCACTCCCGGCTTATAGATACGTGCTACAGCAGCCACCAGTGTCTTGCGGATGACTGCCCTTGTGTACGGAGAATCTTTCGCACCGAAATAGTCAATGAGCAGTGTATCGATACGCTCCTGTCCGTCCCAGTGAAGCGTTGCAAAATAATCCTTGATCGGATGGTAGAGCCTGTCGGATGACACCACGGCAAGCAGTGCATCCTTAAACTTGGTCGGTGACCAGATCCCGTACACCCTCTCGAAATACACTTTTGCATTCGCAAGGTCGGAGTCATTCCATCCGGGCTTTACCTGTTTCCAAGGAAGCGGACCGATGACATCAATGGTATCCTTGAACTCGTTGTACACGATGTGCTTGAAATTCTCATCGTTACGGATGATCAGTGCGATGTTCTGCAGTGTATCCTTGATGTTTCCCTTGCGGTCAAGTGCCAGCTTGTTCTGCCAGTCCTCATCCGGCTCTGTGGAAAATTCCTGTACCGCCAGCTCCTGTCTTTCCTTGGCAAGCGTGTTCTTCACTTCTTCATCTGCAGAGGCAAAATCCTGCATGGCTTTGAACGATGGGAGTTTTCCCGGCTCTGTCCCCTCTGCTGCCCTTGCATCCTTGTCACCGAATTTATGAAGCCTTACCACATCAAACGCATTCATCAGCTTTCCGCAGCATGGGTCTGTTGCATGGTGGCTGTATACGAACAGATCATCATAGACCACGACTCCGGCAGCAGAATCCGCCGGGATATAGTCATATCTTCCGGGAATCGCCCTTGAATGCCTGTACACATCCGGGATGAATTTGTCGATTGCCTGTGTTACCGTGTATGTGCGGTTGAAGGCCCCGATCAGTCCGTCCTTGGAAGGCGGGTCAGCCTGTTTCTTGATATCCCTCTGCACAACGGATGCCTGACGGTTGCTGACCGGCCACGCTGATACATCATGCCAGTCCTTATAACGGGACAGCACTTCATCGGGATCAACTTCGTTCCCTTCGATCTCCTGAAACACATACTCACCGTCACTGGAAGTGCTCGGCCAGTACATGAGTCTTGATGGTTCATAGGTCGAATCATCAAAAAGCTCGATGCCGATATCCGATGCAAGCATACGGCTGACTGCCCCGTACTCATCAGGTGTCACGTCCCTTGTCAGGAATATGATGATACGAAGCCTCGGTTTCTCCGGCGTATGCTTATGTGTGGAATACACCACCATCTTCATGTCAAAGAACATTTCCAGTTCATCAATGATGCCCTGTGTTCCGTAATCCATATCAAGTGTGATGGCGGATCTGGAAATCACGCAGTCCTTCTTCCTGCGTCCGCCCTTCAGCTTTCCAAGCACGAAGCCTCCGACATCCTTGATATTGTCCTGCTGCCCTTTCGGCATCTTCCTGTACTGCTCCATTGTCTCCGCAGTATATTTTGTCTTGGACAGACGGCTGACAAAATCTTCATATGTCATATCCGTGCAGTTAAACTTTTTATCCATTCTTGAGTTTCCGATTGATACAAACATGTTTCTGCCTCCTAATCTTTCTTGTAAAACGGACTTTCAAATCCGGCAGCCTTAAGCGGAAGCCCCTCGCACCAGTCAGGGCATACCGCCATGATCTCATTTACTTCTTCCACCGAAGATGTCCCCTCCGGCACTTCAAGCACCACTTCATCATGGATGTGGCACACGATATCAAATCCCTTCTTTTCCAGACGGAGCATTGCTTCTGCCAGTACATCCCTTGCGGTTGCCTGAACGATATTCTCACAGAATTTCGCCCCGTAAGATTCGATCCTCGTCCACTTGCGGTTCGTGCCGACACCTTCATAACTGACGCTCTCCGAACCGAATCGGTTCACGGTCATCCTCGGTCTTACATAGGACAGCACCCTTCCTGACGGCAGTGCGATCTTTAACATCCCGGACTGGTAATATACCGTCACCCTTCCGACCGTGGTCATCTTCCGCTCCTTCACGGCTGCCTTTACCGCACCATCAATCTCATACCAGTAATTAACAATGTGCGGATTTGCTGTCCGCCATGACTGCACCAGCCCTTTCAATTCCTCTTCTTCCACAAAATTTAATGCTCCCATACTGACAAGCGCACCTTCCGCACCGCCATACTGACAGGCAAGTGATGCCACCTTTCCCCTTACACGGTACGGGCTTCCTTTTGTGATTTCTTCAATCGGGATATGGAACATCTTGGATGCCGTCTGCTCATAGATCTTTCCTGCACCACGGAACTCCTCCATGACCCATCCCTCTCCGGCAAGGTATCCCATAACTCTCGCCTCGATTGCGGAAAAGTCACTGACAATGAATCTGCATCCCGGCTTTGCCACGAATGCGGTACGGATCAGTTCCGACAGCACCTCAGGGGTGGAGTCATATAAAAGCTCCACAAGGTCATATCTGCCTTCCTTTACGATGGAGCGTGCCAGTTCCAAATCTTCCATATGGTTCTGCGGAAGGTTGTGGATCTGTACGAGTCTGCCGGCCCATCTTCCTGTACGGTTGGCCCCGTAAAACTGTAATAATCCATGCACCCTCCCATCCGGGCAGACGGAACGTTCCATTGCCTCATATTTCTTTACCGAGGTTTTTGACATGGAAAGCCTGAGCTTCATCATTTCGGATACTTCCCCTTCCGTTTTCTCCACCAGTTCTTCCACGGCAGCCTTGGCAAGGGAATCCACCTCGATGCCTTTTTCATTCAGCCAGTCCTTAAGCTGTGATACACTGTTCGGGTTTTCCAGTCCTGATATCTCATATGCCCTCTTGGATGCTGCTTCCTTATATAAAAGGTCACACGCCACTGCATGGCTGATCAAGTTACGGTCAACCATGATTCCACGGTCATTGATTCTCTGGTCCATGCAGTAAAGTTCCTGTTCCCTGTCTGGTATCGGGAATTTTGCTAACTTATTTCTGATCTGTTTTTCCACATCCACGTCACGGATGCAGTATGTCTTGAACAGCTCCCACTTCTCAGGAGCATCGGACGGAAGGTTTCTTGTCCTTCCCCCGTTTGCCTTGGTAGGCTTGCACGGCATACAGAAATAGCGGATGAGTTCTTTGCCTTCCGACATCTTTTTCTTATCAAGGTTCAGTGCTTCTCCCACCCCTTCCAGTGACAGAGGGAGCGACAGCATGGATGCCTGAACTGCCGTGCATCTCCATCCTTCCGGCTTTAGGGAAAGCCCGAAGAATCGATTGATACAGTTACGCTCAAAGGCAGCATTGAATGCTGTTTTTACTACGGAATCATCTATAAGGCATTCCATGATCTCATCCGGCATCGTCTGCCCGGATACAAGGTCAATGATCCTTGTCGGTTCATCATTCAGACTGTATGCAAACAAAAGAATCTCGAACTGCTCCGATGCTGCATATCTATGTACCCCGCAGTCCGGGAGCGATACATCTGAGTAAGTTTCAATATCAATTGCAAGTGTGTCCATAAGCCTGTCCCTCCGCTCTTTTCTTTATTCTGTTGATCCCCGTTCTTGCTGCTTCCATATTGCCGGACTTCATCTGTCCCTTGATGGTGCGGTATGTGTTATACGGGATATACTTTTTTATGCTGTTAAGCTCTTTCATCAGTTCTTCCATGAAATAACATCTCCTTTATGTACACGGACGGTGGAAACCACCGCCCGGTTTAAGACTGCCGTTATGCTCCTATGAGAGGAAATCATCCTCTGCATCCACGGCCTCGAACTCATCCTTGGCATTTGCTCTGGAACCGAGAGGCTCTCCATCCCTTAACTTCTGCACATTTCCAAGTCCTGCCGCGATACCCTTATTTCCGTTGCTGTTGTAAGCATAGAAAGTAATGGATACCCTTCCGTAGCAGCCGGAATATACCTCGCTCTGGTCAAGGATCGGCTGTACCTGTCTGTCCACGATCTGAGGAGCCTGTTTGCTGTTGGCATTTAAGAACATGCTGTCCGCATATGCCTCGTCTTCAGGTCTGTCGATATCACCGTCCCTGAGCGGAGTCTTCAGGTTCGCCGGGATTTTACCGCCCCACTTGCCTTTTCCTTCATCCTTAGCGATTTCGATTGCCTTCTTGATCTTGGCAATGGTCTCCTTATCATTCTTGTCGATGATGCAGGATACGGAATACTTCGGTTCGCTTCCGTTGATGGAATCCGGCTCCCACAGGTGTGCATAGCTGAGTCTGCAAGGTACGATCACTTTTGTTAAATTTACTGCTGTCATAATTTAGTCCTCCTTAAAATCCGCTTCTGCGGTTGCTGTTTTAACTGCTTCTCTTTTATCTGAATCCGGCACCAGTGTGACCTTGCCGTCAGGCTTGTACACCAGTGAACCAAGAATCTCATTAAATTTCTTTTTGCCCATCAGCCTTTCCATCTCGGTAATGCCGATCAGGCTCTTTTTATAGATGTCCGTGTATCCGGCTTTCTGTGCTGCCTCTGCCACTTCATCTTCATCCGTATATTTACGGTTGCTTCTTCCCAGAACGAGCTTGTATCCCGGCCATTCCTTGTGGTTGACCACCGCTTCATTTTGTGCATAGGTGTAAACCTCTTCTGCCCATTTCTTCAGGGCATCTGCCTTGGAAAGAACCTCTGCAATTTCCTCATCCGACATAAGGGCCGGCTCGGCAAATTCCATCTGGGCAAGTTTCAGGTATTCCTCTGCCCTTGCACGGCATGTAAATCTTGCCTTACAGAATCGGCAGTGGTCTCCGGCTTTAAACGCTCCCTCTCCGGCAAGAGCCTTTGTTGCTCCCGGTTCAAGAACGTCCTTTCCCCATACAAGCAGCTCTTCTGCTGATATCTCCCAAGTGGAAAAATGTTCGATCCTCGGCTGGACGATGGTAAGCTCCACCGTGTCGATTTCATATAAGAAACCAAACATGTCCAAAACTCCAAGTCCATAGATCATAAGCTGGACATTCTGTTCCGCATCAACCACCACGCCTTTGCCGAGCTTCAGATCGATAATGTGGATCTTATGGGAATCAACCACCACCATATCTGCAGTACCGAAACAGTCTTTGATTCTGTGTGCAAGGCTGACCTTCAGCTCCACTCCGATGAACGGGTCATCACAATCCTTTCTTGCCTGTTCGATCTGGCCGATGTTATATTCCACATAGTCATCCACTGCTTCAAGCAGCTCATCCGAATAATAATCAGATACAGGTCTTTTGGTTCTTTTCTTCAGATACTTATTGATGAGATACTCTGCCATCGCATGTCCGGCAGTTCCCTCTGCTGCAAAGGGTGACTCTTCATCTGGGAACTGCTCCTCCAACAATAATGATGGTGGGCATTCCAGTCGTCTTTTGCCGGACGATGGTGAGTATCTTGCGTGGCCGCCCATTAAAGCACCTGTGCTTTCTCGTACAGTTCCGGCAGTTTTTCATCAGGAACGTCCGATAATTTCTGGAAACCGAACTGCTCGATCAGGTTCTTTACCTCCGAGGTCTTTCCTGATCTGGACTTGTCCGCAAGGAAAGCACGAACCGTCTTTCTGTCAACGGCTGTCTCCTTCGGGGCAGCTTCATCTTTCGGTGTATCTGCCACAGGAGTTTCCTTCTTTTCTGCCTTCTTCACAGGCTTCTCTTCCTTTTTAGATGTATCTTTCTGTGCTGCGATCATCTTTCTGATTCCGGCAGCAATCTGCTCGTAGCCCTCGGCTACCAATAATAATGCTTCGCTCATGGCGTTCTCTCCTTTCAAATGCATGCCAGCTTCACATCGCCTGTATACACATCAACTTTGTTTACACTAGACTTGTACTTTCCCCAATCCATCAGAATATGAAACGGGTACTCCTTTACAACGGTTGCTTTTTTCTTCTCTTTTCCACGGGTGACCATAATTCGGTCACCCTGATTCAGTCCGTAACGGACATTTACTCTTCCTGACATGGCGGATCTCCTATCTCATGAGCTTCTGCCCCTTGATCAGGGAACGGTACTCATCACTGGCACGGTCATCAATCAGAAGCGTTTTGACACAAATCTGTTCAAAATTTCTGTCATAAAGTCTTACAGGCTTCTTCATTTCCTTGGCATGTTCCAGTTCGAATCTCATGCCTTCCGTAATCTCAAAACCGAAAACATAGACCATATCGCATGTATCCATGAGTTCCAGTCCCATTTCAATTCCTGTCATTCTCTCGTTGGGATTCTTCTCATCAAGGAAGGTTGGAAAATAGATATGTGGTGCAACTGGGACATTCCCAGCTTTGGCAACGATCTTTGCGTAATATGCTGCCTTCTTTTTGTTTTCCTCGATGTTGCCCTGATACGGGCTGCAGATAAAGATTTTCATCATAATAATTCATCCTTTCTCATTCGGCTCTCATGGCCGTGGGGTTCTCGTAAATATAGTTCTTACAAAGCAAAATCACGAAGGATACTGTTCATCACCTCAAGATCGTCACCCTGAAGGGTGCTTTGCAGCTTTTTGAGCAGTTCCTGCTGTTTCGGTTTCAGGTAATTGCGGCCGACATAATATCCATCTGCCACTTTTACACCTCCACCGTATCTGCCACGAACTGTTTCAATCGGGTAAGCGAGAGACAGCTCTTCGATATCGTTTTTTATAGTCCGGACTGAAACGCCAAACTCAAATGCCAGATTATCAATCTTGTCCTGTCTTCTCTGACACAGAACTTTTAAGATTGCTTCCCTGCGCTCACTTGGTGTCATGCTTTTCTTTGCCATCTCTCGCTCACCTCCTTTCTGTTCCCTTGCTTTGTGACTAAAGAATAATTTTTAAAGGTGCAGACTTTTTGCACGATTAAAAATAAATTTCAAAACTTTTTTCAGATACATCAAAACTTCATCTTTTTATGCCTAATGACTTATTCTCCTCGTGATTTGAGATTTTTCGTAAAATAAAATCAGGTGTGCAGAGAATATATAAGGTTAGGTATTTTTACATCCAATACTGAACTGAATGACATCGATCAAAAGAACATCAATATTATCCAAATGCGTATCGTAGTCAGGCAGCTATATACTTGTTCTCCCTTTTGTTCCTGAAAATCTTTAATTCTTTGTTCACTGCAATGGAGAAAATTATCTGTGTAATTAACCTAATCCGTCAGCTTTCCAGTTTTTTGAAACAAAAAAAAACAACAGTCTGTCACACAAACAGGCTGTTGGCTAAAAATGGCTGACTTTAAGAAAGCCACTAGAATCCCTGATTTTTTACAGCATTCTACTAACATCCCTGTTTCGTAGGCTACTGTAATATCAGCACATCCTAGTGGCTGTCTTTACAAGCTATTCCGATTATTAAGTTTACTGTTCTGCCCATCATAAAACACAGGCATTTTCTGCTTTTCCTATCTGAATCGGAATATCCTCTTTCGTAACTGCACATTTATGAAGCACCACAACATTCCCTGATACTTCCGTCTCTGTTTTGCATACAAAGCATTTTTTGTTGTATGGGCACTCCTTGGTGCATCTATGTATCACTCCATTTGCCATGTGTTCTCACCTTCTTTCCATAATCTGACATCTTTCTTTTTATGATATGCCTCGTGTCGAAAAGTTATAACAAAAAGTATGCATATTTTTTCAATTTCTTCATATCTTATTCTGAAACCTATATTATTGTTATACTGATTAACCCTGTAATATATTCCATGAATCAACATAATATTCATATTTTCTTTGTGTTCATTTGTTCGCTAACTTGCTAACACTTAGGGTAAAAAAATATGCGGATTATTCTGTAATCCGCATACTTCAACCTTCTGCTAGTAATTACAAGCCAAATCAAAAGAAATCATGTTAAGGATATCTGTACTCAGTTGTGTCTCCTGTGGAATATATCCAAGCTGTTTCAGTCTGTATCCTGCTGCTTCAAATGAAACATTAAATACGGAAGCCACTTCTTCAGCCAATGCATAATGACAAAAAATCTGCTGCAGTCCGGACCGTTTAAAATTTTCAGCTACCATCCGTACCATTGAAACAGGCATCAGAACTGCAGATGATAACGCATTTGCCTGCCATTCCATCCAGTCCTTGTCTGTCCAGCTTTTCGATGTCCGGCAGTCCATCTTCTTTGTGTCCACACGGCACTGAACCATTGGTGCCGGAGTTTCTCCCATCAGGTCAAACAGCGTTATCTGGTCAGGATCATAGGCAAAATATTCTTTATGTAAAAACTCATGTCCTGCCTCGTGTCCCATCGTAAAACGATATCTGTGTTCCTGATTTTCTTCCAAGAGCGTCTTATCGATTATCACGGTATGTGCTTTTGCACTGATATAGTCCGCACAATTATTCTGCGGATCATACACGGGTACTTTGTCCGTGTCATTGAACACCGTCATACCAAGATAAACACCGCAGTGCGACAGGTACTGAAAGTCCTGATCCATTCCCAGATAATCCTGTGCCAACAAATCGATATCTATTTCCTGTGGAGATTTTAATGCTTCTGGCATAAAATCCCCGACAATATTCTGTCCGATAACATCAATCTCTTTTCTGCTTAACACTGGTGCCCCAGATCTCTTTCTTTTAATTTCAGGTCTATACATATATAGGTTCTTACCCCTTTCGCTTTCTCAGTTCCTCGACAAACTGGTTCCATTCTTCTTCTCCTGCATCCAAGTCCCTTGCCGTCCTCAAAGCTGCACTGACATAGTCCCGTTCCATAATATACTCTGGAAGGTCTGGTGCTACGGCATTTCTCTTCTTTCCAGCAAGGTCAAGCATCTGTGCGTTTTCTTCTTTTGACAAATTCAGTATCTGTGCGAGTTGTGTAAGTTTTTCCATATCGAAGGGGTTGCGTCTGTCTTTTTCTACATCAGTTAAAAACGGTGCGGATACGCCTAACATATCAGCCATTTTCCTCAGTGTGATTTTCTTTTCAACTCTCTTCTTGCTTATAAATTCTCCAAAATTCGCATACATCATAATTTTCACCTTTTCTCTGTTTTCACTTTTCTTTTTGTTTTAATTTTTTCTTCGTTTTCGCTTTTTATATCGGTGTTCATTTATTAGCACGCTTGCTTGTTCGCTAACTTGCTAACTAAAGTATATAAAATTTGAAGGGGATTGTCAATCATATTTTTTTGCAAAATTATCCCCTTCCATTCACTTTAGTGTATGTAGTCATATGGAGAACGATATCCCGTCCTTTTTTCTGTCTTTTTATGTATGGAAGAATCCGCATCTTCATAGCTTGCAAAAAGCCTGTTGCTTCTCACTTGGATGCCGCCTCTTGTGCCAAACCGGATTATATAAAAGTCTCCGTTCCGCTTAACTATAGTCACTTCACGGATGATCCGGTTGCTCTCGACAATATAAGCTGTCGAACCGATTTCAAATGTCATGTAACCATCGCCTCCTAATACTGCGGTCAGTCAAGGGAAAGTGAACCAACCTGATAGTGTTACTCTGCGATATGTATCCTAACGTAGCGATGATTTTATTATAAGAACACTTGTTCGATTTGTCAAGTTACATTTCTTCCTGTATTCCACGGAAGTTAATATGGTGCTTCGCAGCATTATATGTTTCACGATATAAACAGAATGGCTTTTGCAGATTCTTCTGAATGGCATCGAGGTGCTCATCGATTTTTATAACTAATTCCTCATTTGGCATATCATCAATCGGAAAATGCATTCCATTCGTCATCATATCCTGAATATAATGCTTGGTTTTTCCAACAGCCTGTATTCTTGAATCCAGCGTTTTCTGTACATTAAATGAAATATCCCGTGAACTTACTGCTATCTCCACAAATCCTACTATCTGATTATACTTCCAGACATTCCTTGGATACTGTGTTTCAATTATCATCCTGACAGTTTCCTCGGTTCTTTCTGGTGTATAACCAAGCTGCTCAGATCTGTCATACCATTTTTTCTTCCAGTTATCCCATCTACGTTTGAATTCCTTTTCTGGCATAGAATAAATGGGAACTTCGTATATTATTTTCTCATTTGGAAACAGCATAGCACCACCCTTTCACTACAATTTCAGTTCTTTAATATCCATGTGTGTATCTGACAAATAGCAGTCATACAATTTTATAGCCGGAATTAGACGGATTTGTATATTTTCCAATCCGAGTGCTTCAAGCATCTGCATTTTTGCAACGCCTTTTACTACAATTTCATTTTCTTCTGTCGGCATGAGAAAACAGTTTCTCACTTCTGCAATATGATAAACATTAATAAAATCTCTGTATGCCAACTGATACAGATACTGTTTTGTCACATCACCGACCCCCGGATTCCCACGCAGTGATTTTCCCTTTTCAAGCTGAAGATTATAATATTTTGCATCAAATATGATAAACCAATCCTGTCCATCTATACATGGTATGCTGATCAAATCAGGTATCAGGGTATCTGCCGCCTTTGCCTCTGTATAAATTCCCTGCCATATTGGTTTCTCTATAATATCAATCAGCTTCTGGCGTCTTTCCTTCTTGCCCTGATATTTCTCTGCAAGCGGTACTGTCATTTTGAGCTGGCACAGCATGGTATTTAGTTTATTATCAAATACTTCTGCACACGCTTTTTCCCACACTGCATGATATGCGGTCGTTCCAAACATACTGATGCCGTCATTTTCATCAAGCATCTTTCTGTCTTGTGATATGTAAGCATACAGTGTTTTCAGAAGTATCTGCCTGTGCGTATTAAACTGCAGATTCAGCTCTTTGACAATCCTTTCAAGAATGTACTCCTTGTCTCCAAAATCCTCCAAGGTTTCTTCTGACAATTCTATTCTGTCCATATCAAAGAGTTCATCCAACTGGGCTGCATGAAGCTGTTTAGAGCATTCCGTAAGCACACACTCATGAAGTCTTTTGAAATAATCCATATCATCTTCTACAGATTTCTCTGTATACAATTCCATATAATATGGCCGATTATCCTCTATCAATGCAAAACTCTCATCAATAGTCTTTCCCCAGAGAATCTCTCCTTCTCCATTTACTTCAATGATGTCCTCGCTGTTCGTGTAGATACCATATTCATAATAGTCATTAATGAGGAACAGTATGACGGCAAGAATATTAAAACTCCTATTCTCACCATCACCATTAAACACATTAATAATCTGCTCTTCGGAACGGCTGTAGCGCTCCAGAACTTTAACAACCTGTTTCATTTCATCCAGAACATCATCATCTTTCTTTGACAGCAGATATTTTGGATACACCTTTATGACACGGCTTCCACAGGTGATGACTCCAACATAAGTAAATACATACAGGCAGTCACCACTCTCAGCCGTTTCATCGGTGATTTCTATATCATCATCTACAAGGTCAGACATTTCAAGCTGATCATTGGTATTCTTTACGCTCTTCAATACCCCATATGCCTTGAGATTTTTTATAAATTTTTCTACTCCGTCTTCGTCAAAGGAAAACTTGCTTTTTAGGTCATTTTTCGTATAACGCTTTTGTTCCCTGACATACTGCGAAACAACTCTCATTATACCTCATCCCTTTGTTTATCATAAAAGTTTTCCTTGAAATTAGGTCCAAAGATTCCCATTCCCAGTTCATCAAAAGCATCGCACACAGACGAATATTTACTGTTATCACAGCCATCAAAGAATCTGTGCTTGCCCTGTTTTACTGCATCTTCATACAGATACATAATTACCTTGCTCTTGAATGCTGCTAAAAATTTGTCCGTATCAATGATCATGCCGTTTTCATCGGATGCAATAATTTTCTTTGAAAGGAAAAATGGTCCCATCAGCTTGTCCTCGTTAATCTTAAACTGCTCCGATGACATTTTTGCATTAATGGCTCTGCGGAGGATATTCCATTCAACAGGCTCATCACTTCCGGCAAGCTCTATTTTTCCAATGCCTGAAATTTTCTCTTCGTTTTCATTGATGCCAAGATACTCAAAGTTCCATCTTCTCTTAAAAGCAGTATCCATCGGAAATACTCCCTGATCTGCACTGTTCATTGTAGACCAGATAAACATATTATTAGGAATTCGGATCTTCTGATAATTGTCAGGAGTTCCACCCAGTTGTTTTGCAAGATATTTTCTTATATCCTCTGATGCCTGAATTTCATATTCACTGACTCCGTCATCATCTCTGTCGAGCAACTGGAATACATCACCAAATACTGCTGCCACTTTTGCTCTGTTTATCTCTTCAATAAGCAGAAGGTGTGGCTGTGGATTTTCTGTTCTTCCGCTCTTAAGTGCTTCTACATAAACACGCACGAACGGTCCCGGCACAAAATCATATCTGATTTTTTCATCTGCTCCCATAACCGGCTTATATGTACCGACAAACTGTGAGTATGAATAATCAGGATGGAATGTAACGCGCTCGTAGTTATCCTTTGCATCCTTCAGTAAATCCTCACAATCCTCTTTCAGTTCATAACTCTTTCCAGTACCCGGAGCACCAAAAACAATACGGTTTCTTTCATATTCTGAATTTATGCTTGTATTAAAAACAATCGGTACATATGGATTCTCCTGACTCATCTCCTGATTTTCTCCTAAATACTGCATATATTTTTTTATTGCTGAACTTATTTTTCTATGACCAGTATTTTCCTTTTTCAATTCCTGTTCATATACTTCTTTTACTTTATTATAGTCAATGCAAGCATATAAAGACCTTTCTTGTCCGGCAAGTTCGACTTTCACAGCTCCAACCGCAGTAACATAGGCATATACCGATCCATCGGAATAGGTCTGTGTCTCATCTGAATCATCATCAGACTTCACCTGCTTTCCTAGCCACTCCTTAAATCGTATCTTATTTTTTTCTTCAGCATCTTCATCAAGTACATTTGTCTTGGCTTTTACATATTGTTCAATAGCATTCTCTTCTGTCTGTCCATAGACAAATGGTATTTCAACCATTTTATTAGTAACGCCAAAAATTTTATTACTGACAGCTTCTCCTGCCAATGATTCCATATCTGTTTTTACATCTGGACTCAGCTCCGCCATAGCCCTCATTAAAGCAATCGCTTGTTTTTCTGACACTGTTGTCAAAGCCTGATTCGGCTCTCCCTTGAGTACTGGTCCGATTGCAATAATGCCATAGGTGTCCCTATATGGAATCAAATCTTCTCTTTTGATAGTTCTATGAAGAAGAACTTTCATATCAATTTTCACTTTAAAATTGTTTTTGTTCTTTTCATCATATCCTTTGTCAAACGGTGTACCTGATACAACACCTATGCCAATTAAACCTGTATCCCATTTAGGACGATCCCCTCCCAATACAATAAATACGGGAGATCCCAATACAAGTGCATCTTGTAAAATATTTATTCCATCAAATACAATACCGCTTTCTTTAGCCAAAATCTTTGGTACAGTTTCCGCATCTCTCGTTTTTATACTAAAATAACATTTTTCCACATAATCACTTCCTTAGCTTTCTATTTGTTATTATCTGTTTCCTGTATAGCCTCATTTATTTTTTCAGCAATTCTATTAATAACCGTAACTACAACACTATTACCCGCTTGCTTATACAACCGTGTATTGCTTTGTTCTGGCAATTTAAATTTCTTTGGATAGCCCTGAACATTAAAGCATTCTCTCGGAGTCAATTTTCTTATTCTTCCATCATTAGATAATATTAATGGGACGTTATGTCCTCCTGTTCCCATATTGGCAGTCAAGGTAGGAACAAGATTGCTCTTATTTTCACGTACATATACTCTTCTCCATTGATAAATGGTATCTTTATTTTTCATATCCGTCTTCAGCAGATCATAAAATTTACAATTTTTATCAGAGTAATAGTATTTTTCATCCTGTACTGCATCAAAATCTATAACGTCTCGAATTGTCTTTTTTAACGGTATTGATAATGGCATGCTAAAATTAGCATAATCTTCTTTATCCCTAAAAGCGACAATATATATTCTTTCTCTGTTCTGCGGTACATTTCCATACTCACATGCATTCATTACCTGCGAAATGTATTTATATCCTAATTTATCTAACTCAGAACATATTACCCTAAAAGTGTTTCCGTTATCATGTCCTACTAAATTTTTAACATTTTCAAAAAAAGCAACTCTTGGTTTCTTCACTTTCATAATACGGATAAGTTCAAAGAAAAGTGCTCCCCGTCCTTTTTCATCATCAAATCCTTGTCTATATCCTGCAATTGAAAATGCCTGACATGGAAAACCAGCTAATAAAATATCAAAATCAGGTATTTCATCAGCTGGTACATTATGAATATCTCTTCTATCCACCTTTATTTTATAATTGCATTCAAAAGTATCTGCAGCATATTCGTCAAATTCATCCGCATAGATTGTCTCAAATCCAGCTTGTTTAAAGCCTAAATCAATTCCACCGACTCCGGCAAAAAAAGATGCACATTTAAGCATTGTGATGTCTCCTTTGTGTTTGTATTTCGATGTTGATTATACCAAAAAAAGCGGCGCGCCGCAATCTTTATTTTTCGGCTCACCGCTCTTTATTTTCAGATATCTGCGATTATTGTATGGTAAAGCACATCATACAGATTTTTCAGCTTCTCATTTCATACAACCGTTCTATCTCATTCCAGTTTTCTAAATATTGTTCGAGTTGCTTCACATTCACAGACTTTATTGCATCATCATCCCATCGATCAATATCCACCATCGGAATAATATAACATAAGCCTACTTGTTTATCCACAGCTACATATATATCACAATCAGCAGATGTTATCCTTTTACCAATATTTCTATCATTATGAGTATCTATACCTCTTCCGCCTCTATCACGATCCTTAAAGCTAACTGTGCTTCCACTGATACCTTTTACCTGTACTTTAAAAATCATTCCCTTATAATCAATAACTGCATCATATCTACTAGACCTTACATCTACATTCGAGCAGTTATATCCTGCCAGAATAGCTCTCGACACAAACAAAAATTGTGCTGAATCTCCTGCATTAGCAGTCATTACTCCCGAATTTATGTTGTTCAGATTTACCTGAAACCCGTTTTTAGTAATCATATATGTAGACTTCCGAACAACTTCAGATAAATCTTTCTTTAAAAATCGCTTTTTTTCATCGGATAATGTACTATTATCCAGTATGCCCGATGTAACTCCATTACACATTGCATCACCATAATCGCTTTGAAGTTCCTCAAAAACTAATGATACAAAAATATTTTCAATATCTTTCTTATAAAAAACAAACTCATTAGCCACATCTGCAATCTTGTTTTTTTGAAATCCATATCCCGCAAATTTGGCAAGCATAGAATTCTTTACTGCTGGAAGTTCCTCTGCTAATTTGTTTTTCAAATAATCTTTGATGTCAATATCATCATAAACAGCCTGCGTGGCATTAGTTTTTTTGAAATCCGATATTTTAGTATTTATTGCTTCAATATTATCACTTACATATAACCCTAAATTATCTTTATGCGTATAATCTATAGCCATAATATTTCCTCCAATTCTTAATTATAAAGCACAGGCGCCCATGTTTTACACATAGACGCCCAATAAAACATATTCACTTTTAAATTATATCAAGTATGTATCTGTTTTACAATGTCCCTGTCAATCGAAATCAGATTCCATCTTTATATCAAATATAGCCTCCTCTATAACTTTTACGCACTCATCCGTATTCTTTTTTATCTCCTTTCCCCAAAATCTAATTACCGTCCAGCCCAAAAACAACAACTCCTTATTCACTTCTTCATCGCGCTCACGGTTTCTTGATATCTTAGGGACCCAATATTCTGCATTATTTCCCGCTTCCAGTCTAGGTTTCAGTACCTCCCAGTCTTTTCCATGAAAAAATTCGCTATCACAAAATACTGCAATTTTGTATTTTGTAATGGCAATATCTGGTTTTCCCGGCAACTTATTATAATTTTTTCTATACCGAATACCTTTATTCCACAATGCTTTGCATAGGCATACCTCAATAGATGTATTTTTCCCTTTTATATTTACCATATTCTTATGCCTTTGCTCTTTGGTCAAATTATCCAT